TATAAAATCTAATAAAATCAGCTTCTAAATAAGGGAACGCATATATAAAAATATTTTGATTTATTTCATCTTTTTTTTTGATGTATCAATCGATTTTTTCATATCCATTCCCCAGTGATTTAAAATACTAATAGATACATTCTGCATTATAAATTCAGTTGTAATGGTATCACTTTTTTCTAATTCTCTAAGAAATGTCTTACCAAACATTTTAGTTATAAATTCACTAATTTTATCATCTGGCACAACTAAATTTTTTCTTCCATTCTTAATTTTAAAACAATATCTAAATAGAAACATAGAAAAAGAAAATGGTATTTTAGGAGGCAATTCAAAAACTTTATTAAATAACTTTATTTTAATATTTTCTGCTTTGCTCTCTTCTAATGCTTTATCAAAGTCAAACGTTAGACCTTCATATTTTTCTTTTTCAATTCTTTCATGTGCTTCATTTAGTTTATTGAATTTTTCTTCATTATTCATATCTTCTCCTAACTTCCAGGTGTAATCTCACTTACCTGATTAGCCCTGAAACTTCCTTTGAATTTATATGTTTGACCTTTGTCTCCTTCTTCCTCATAAGATGTAAAAAATCCAGTAAATGAACTACCATATCCAGTATGTTTAACATGTCTAATTACAACTTGTTGCCCTGTTTTTGCAGCATCTTTCAAATCAGATTGACCAATATCTGGACCATCATCATTTGTTTCAATCGCTATTCCTTCAATATCTACAGTTTCATCAACTGAAATTGGTGTAAACTGATTTCTTAACACATTTGTACCAGGGATATAATCTTCTGATCCTGTTACATCTTCTTCTGATATACTTGTAGAATCACCAAATTTTGTAATTTTCGCCACAAGTTCTCCATCAACTGTAATGGTTGTACCTGCAAATTTAACAGTATTTCCTTCAACTCTATCTGGCATTACAACACCTCCTATAATCTATTATCTGAACCAATATTAACAACTTGTATTTCATAATATGCAGACCATTCATTGTTACCATGTTCGTCCTTACCAATGCTTGATGGATTTGTAACACAATTTACATATCCAATTATATTTCCGTTATCTTCAAATTTTCCTGAGAATGCTATTAATTTTTTATGTAAATTAATTAATATATCCCTTGCTTCTGTATAACTTTGATTTCGCACTAAAATTTGTATATCAAAATTATCTATGTCAACAGATTGCGAATCTGGATCACTGCTACTAGAAACATCATAAATTACAATACAGTTATAAGGATTATCAGGCTGGAAACCTAAAAATAAGTCAGTATTTTTTGTTGCAATTTCTTGATTATTAATATAGTTGACAACCTGTTCTGCTATCATCCAAGAACACTCCCCACTCTTCTTCTTATATTTCTTCTCAAGTTTCTGCTACCAATACGTCTCCAAGGATCTCTTAAATAAAATCTCTTTCTACCTCTTTGAAAATTAGCACTATTTTCATGCCATCTAATGGCGTATGGAATTCTTGATCTTCCAGTGCCTGAACCACCACCATATGATATAACTGCTTTTTTATCTTCTATAAATCTATTAGATACGATTCCACTTCCTTGCAATGTACCTTCATCAAGTGGGTTTTCTCTCTGTGCACCTTTTAAAACTTCTTCTGATGTTTCTAAAACTGCCTCTTTTAATGCATTTTCAACATCGTTATTTATTTCATTTCCATTCCATTCGATCCATCCATTCATTTCGCATGCACCTCGTAATGATGTGTCCTACCAGTTCTAGGATCATCGATTGGGTTAATTTTCATAACCTCCATTGACGATCTAGAATATGGTGATGTTTGATCTATCTCCCAATATAAATGATTTATATCAATGACAGATGTGCTTTTTAAATATACAATTGCAGTACATTTTATGTTTTCATCTTTAGCATTTGTAACCAAATGATTTCCATATTCAACAAAACCTTTTTCAGAATCTTCAGATAAAGTTTGCCAATCTCCTGTTATATTTCTATCTCTTTTTCTAACAATAACATCATGTGTCATTAATGCTATAAATTCAGATGTCATAATGTTCTCATCCTCAAATTAATTATTCCAGAATCTTTTAAAATATTATCAACATATCCTAATTCATTTGGCAATCCTCCGCTTAAAGAAGAAATATTTGAATTGCCTACACTAAATCTTCCTAATGTAACGTTTTTAATCCCGGCAGGTTTGTTATTGTTATCTGTTAAATATGCTATCATTTCAGCTACCCACATTTTTACTGCATCTCTTTTTGCTTGATTTATTGGAACCCTATATCCCCTAATATACATCCTCCAGCTTGAATCAATCTTATTACCATCCGTATGTAGTGGATAATCACCAAGCCTTGAATCAAGCAGTTTTGAAGCTAAATTAATTCTTATTGTTGTAGCTTCTGCGACTGGTCTACCTGTCAATGTATTATATTCAATTGCTGTTATATAACCCATTTATCATCAACCTTCTTATAACCTGCTTTAGTAATAGCATTCCATGCACTTTTTATAGCAAATAATTCTGTTTTGTTTTCAGATAAAACAGAATTAAATGTTCCAATCCATATTTTTTGCGCTGCTTTTGGGAGTTCTTTTATAATTTCTGGTGGATTATTATATGTATATGGCATTATATTCCTTCCAATCTTTCGATCAAATCTTCTTTTTTCCCAACTCCAGTTAATCCATTTTTAGTACATTTTTTTTGAAGCTCTTTATATGTTAATTTTGTATAGTCTGGTTTTTCTATTTTTGTATAATATCTTACAGTACCAAGATCGATATATGCTTTTACATCTTTAGAGGACATTTCTATAATTTGATTTTGTTTCATCATTTTTCCTTTATAGTATATGCCCTCTTTGAGAAAAATAACTCTTGGCATTAGCTACCTTCAGGTATTAATACAGCAAATGGATATCTTGTTTCTTCATCGTTGTTTAATCTATTAATTGGATTTGGTACTTGCCATGCAATTCTCATACATGCTCTTAATGCGATCATGTTTTGTTGTAATAGGTTATATATAATTTCTCCTGTATCAGGATCTTGGATTACACCTTCACTGTCAATTTTATATGTTACATCTTGTCTAAATGCATATAATAATTGGTCCCAATCTCCACATATATCTAAAGTTCTGCTTGGAATTATTGAACCATTTCTAGGGAAATAAATTGCTTCTCCATCAATTTCATATCTTGTTGCTCCTTGGACACCTTCCTTGTATAAAGATTTAAAAATAGGTTGTCCATTTGCATCTCTTAATCCTCTTAGTTTTGCTCTCATTGTCATTGCAGATATATGCCCGTTCACCATGTATCCATCTTCTTCAACTTTAGCAAGTAAACCATTTTCATCCATTATATCTGTATATAAATTAGTACTTATACTTACAGCATTCCCAGCAGCTTGAGCAGCAGTAACAATATTAGTCGGCCATGCGGCTGGTGCATTTATTCCATATAGTACAGCTAAATCAAATGCTCTTCCAAATGCTTCTAACAATTGTGGTTTGATTTGTTCCCACATATCATAGTCAACATCATTAAATACAGCTTCTGGTATCGGAATTATTACATTTAATTCTTCAGCCTCTAAATATTTGTTTTCCCAAGCTTGTTTTGATGTTTTCTTATATCCAGTATCTCCAACATCTCCTGGTCCAGGATTAGTAAAATATGCAGTTGGAAGAACTGACAATACTGGAATTCTTCTTTCTTTTCTTGGCATATTTGGTAATCTTTTTGCCAATTGCATTATTATACTTTGTTCAGTGGTCTTTTGGATTATCTCTCTTTGGTAATCCTCTGGCATTAATGCACTTGATCCACTTCTATCAATATTATATTCAGGCATTTATTATATCCTCCTTAATATCTTTTTATTGCTCTTCTCATCAAAGTATTCATATCAAACTTTTTATCTGGTTCTCCTTGGCCTTGACCTGGATCACCTGTATTAATTTGAGTCGTATTTGCTTTAACAAGAAAAGGTTTTTCTTTCAATAAATCTTTAACAGCTAAATCTATACCAACAAAACCTTGTTCAGTTTTTTCTATTTTATTTTTATCTAACAAATGATAAACAGATTCTAAATCATATACATCGTGTTTTGCTGCCTCGGTTACTATTTTTGAATACAGTTCCTTCTCACTTGCTTCATTTTTATAATTATCAATTTCTTTTTGTAAATCTGCTTTTTCTGCATTTGCTTTTTCTAATTCTGTCATTTTTGCTCTATTTTGTTCTTCTTCGAATTTTTCTTTTTGTCTCGCTAGTCTAGATTCAATTATTCTATCAATATCAGCTTGTGTATAAGTTTTTTCATTATTATCTTCAGGTTCTTTATTATCTTCAGGTTCATTGTTAACATCAATATTCAAATCTTTATTTTCATCCATTTTTATTCCTCCCATTTTAAGCCTGTAGGCTATTACCGTTTAAAGTCCGTCGACTCAATTTAATTGTATAATAAACGACATATAATTACAAATATATTCAATATTTTACTATATGGTATTATATTGTGTATTACACTTGTATTTTAATTAAAAAGTATGTATAATGTAAGTATATAAAAAAGTGAGGTGAACATAATGTTAAAAAGAACGTTTAGTGTTCCAGATGAAATTAAAGAAGAATACTTAAAAATGATTACAACGTTAAAGGATGAATATTGTACAAATAATTTGTCGCAAATATTCAGAAATTTAATATTAGAAAAATATAAAGAAATAAAAAAAAAATAAAAAAACTATTGACAAATACTTATAGTGTAAGTATAATATAAGTATATTAAATATTTAAGGGGATGGTTTGAATGAGTTGGTATTATGAAGATAAATTTTGGAAAGATCATGCATATATAAATAGGGATTTTTTAAAAAATCCATTTGTAAATAAGACAGTTGATCAAGCACATTTTTGGAACTGTGAAAATACACAATATAGACGTGGTTTCGTTAATTGCAACATAAAATATGACGATGCAAAGATAGAAAACTTTACAGGCTCTTTTGAAGAAATGGATAAAGAGCTTAACATAAGATTAGCAAGGAATAGAAGAATAAGAGAATTAACAACTCACTTAGATGGGAAAAAAATATATTGTAACATAATGAATACTGAATTTATTATTGAAAATGATAAAATTTATTACAAAGATGAGAATTCAAAAACGAAAATCTTTAGTCAGATTTTCAAAATGAACGAGAAAAAGAAGCAAAGAATCATAGAAGAATTAGAATCAAACATATAAAGTATAACATTTAAGTGCCAACTAGGCACTTTTTTTATATATAAATATACTATTTATTGTCTTTTAATGTGCTGTTTTAATTTGTTCTCTAATATATTTTCTAGGCAAATAAGGATTATTATCTAAATGCTTTCTTTGTTGGGCTTGATAATATCTTATTTTCGATTGTGCTCTTTCATCACCAATCGATTTATTTCTTTTCCATTGCCTTATCTTTCTTTCATAATACCTTTGTTTTTGCTGTGCTTTATATGTTATTTCTTGTGCCTTCTTGTATCCATATTTATCAACCACAGCCTTTTCATGTTTATCCATCAATGGAGATTCTACTTTTTCACCTGTCCACACACTTATTGAATGCAAGCAATTACAATGAAAAAGTCCTTGCATTTTAGCATCATCTAATGACTCATACTTATCACTTTTTTTTGATCCTATCGTTAATATTCTGCCTTCATATGGTACACATAAATGGCACGCTCTAAAGTGAGAAGATACCTGACATAATTCAACGCCACATTCTACTAATCTATTCACAGAAGCTTGTAATGATGTTCTAGCAGTCATTGTTCTTGCAACCATTTCAGAATAATTATCTATTGTATGTACTGCACCATTTCGATATGTAATACATTGTATTCCACGTTTAGCATATCCATTTATAAGTTGTTGCGACATTCTTCTTCTAGTAAATACATCGCCTTCTTTATATAGTGTTTTCCCAACTTCAGCAGCAACATGCCTATAAATATCATTTGTTTTTCTAATAATAAATCCTGGTAATTTATTTGCTGTATCAGTTGCAGCTGTACGAAAAATATTATAAAAATTTATATGTTCTTCAATACCAGCATTTTTAAATGCTTTTATAACTTTGCCTGGTATTGGAGGGACATAAGTTGTTGAAATATTATAATTTAATAGATTAGCACCATCTATAATTTTAACACCTTTAGATTTTAAATTAACTTTTCTTATACCTGCCAAATATGCAGCTGCTAGACCATATGTCGACCATTCTAAGGCAGCTTTATAAAATTCATTTATCGATTTTAAATTTTTTTTATCATATTCAACACGAACATTTGATAAATTATTTGGATCTATTATCAATTCTTCATTTAATTCAACTATATTATTTAAAATTTCAGCTGTTAAAAGTTCAGCAGATTCTATCAATTTAACCACCGTTACGAAAAACTTATAAAAAGTTATAAAACTTTAATGTTTTCTTCCTTATTCATCGAAATTGACTTGATGAAATAATTAAAAGTAAAACAATCAATTATCTCCAAAGGCTTAAAATCCTGTGTAACTCACAGTACATAGTATCTTATTAGTTTTGTTAATCAAGATACTATATAATTTTTTAAATTGCTAGCTGCATTTAAATCTCTATCGATTTCATACCCACAATATTCACACTTAAATATTCTTTCTGATAAACTCAACTTATCCTTTTTATATCCACATTTAGAGCATATTTTAGAACTTGGAAACCATCTATCAGCTTCTATTAATTCTATACTGTTAAGTTTACATTTATAAGTTAACTGTCTTTTGAATTCATATAATGACTGTTCTTGTATAGATTTAGCTAACTTATGATTCTTTAACATTCCAGAAATATTTAAGTCTTCAACAACTATTTTAGATATCTTGGTTTTCGTTATCTTGGTAGTTGCTTTATGTATAAAGTCTTTTCGGATATTAACTATTTTTGTACTAAGTTTTTTAACTTTTTTCTCTAACTTCTGTATGTTAGATGTTTTAACGTAACATACTCCTTTCTTATTCATTTCATATTTTTTAGATATCTTATGTTGTAATTTAAGCTTTCTTTTTTGTATATTTTTTATTTTATTAGATTTATTGATATTTTTTATAACTATACCATCTGATAATATAGCAGTATCTTTAATACCTAAATCAATGCCTATAGTATTATCGTAATTATTTTCTTTTATTTCTGTTTCTATGCCTAAAGATATATACCAGTGTAATCCATCGTGCGTTATTCTTGGATTTGATACTGATATTTCTTTCTTAATACTATTACCAATAGGCAATTTATTTGATTCAGATAATCTCATTTTACCTATCTTTGATAAATAAATAGAAGATTCAATAATTTTAATTTTAAAATTATCTTGATAAAAACTAGGTATTGACTTCTTTCTTGATTTAAATTTAGGATATCCACATAATCCTTTAAAAAATCTTTTATAAGTATTGCAAGCATCTTTGACTGTTTGTTTAGGTACATCACAAGATACTTCATTTAACCATTTAAACTCATCTGTCTTTTTAAGTTGTGTCAATTCTTTTCTTAGCTCACAATCAGATATAAACTTATTACCAACTTTATAATTCTTTTGTTGTCTATCCAATGTCCAGTTGTAAATAAATCTAGCAGTACTAGCAAATTTAAATAGTTTAGTATCTTGCTTATTATTAGGCTCTAGTCTAATTTTAATGGATTTAATCATTTTTTTACCTGCTCAATCTTATCATCTAAAATACGTCTGATAAATTCAGCAAATGATATACCTTTTTCGTTAGCTATTTTTGATATTATTTTATGTTGTCTTTCAGTTAAATAAATTTGAAACCTTTTCATATTAACATCCCCAATTAATTTATACATTTATTATACATTAATACAGTGTATAAATTAATAGATTTTATATTAATATTTTTATAAGCTATTATAATTTTTCGGCAACTGTAACTTACCTCTAAAAATATTTTAACATAATTTCAAAAAAACTATTGACAAATACTTATAGTGTAAGTATAATATAAGTATAGTAAATAATATTTGAGAGGATGATTTATATGAAATTAGTAAATTTAACACCACATGTAATAAACATCGTAGGTTTAGACCCAATCGAAAGCTCTGGTTTAGCCAGAGTGGTAGAGAATAAGGAGAAGGTTGACACCACAAACGGAATTGAAATAAATTCTGTTGAATACAAGAACATTGAAGGATTGCCGGCTCCAGAGAAAAATACATATTATATTGTATCAATCTATGTAGCGAATGCTGCAAAAGAGATAGGTCGAGAGGATGTACTTTATCCTGGAGACCTGTTAAGGGATGAAAAAGGAAGAATAGTGGGATGTAAGAATTTGAATAAATTGAAGGGGATGATGGGAATGAGTAAACCAAAATTAGTAAATATCGCATGTGAATGTGGGGAAAACATAGAGCTTTGGGATAGCTATGAGGAAGATATAATATTTTGCGAATGTTGCGGATATGATTGTCTTAATGTCCAAGAAAAATTGAAAGGATAATTAATGTAAGGCTGCTTATGTATAAGCAGCTTTTTTTACGTTTCTAGATTAAACATTGTGTCTGCCATTTCTATACCTTGTTCATTCTGGATCATTTTGACTTCTTCATCAATCTGCTTAGCATTCCAGTCTGGATGCTGCATTGCAACTTTAGTATATAAACTTATTGACCTTGCTTGATCTAAATTTCTTAAAACTTCTGATTGTTCTCTATAATCAATTATTATTGAATCCTCTAATTCAACATTAACATCTTGAGACTCGACAATTTTATTTTGAGATACATAATAGAAATTTTGGGTTTGCAATAATAATTCTTTAATAGCTTGTTGCCAGTATCTGCTTTTCTTTTCTCTATTAAGAAAAGACTTTCTTTCTCTCATTCTAAGTGCTGTTCCTGATTCGGCTTGTCCATTTATATCGTATCCAAATGTTTGTGGAGAATAACCACAACTTGTTATAATTTGTTTTATCCAATCATTACAAGTTTTAAGATGTTCTTCAACTCTCATCTCAAATTGTACAATCTCGATTGGTTTATAATTTTCTCCTGCCATCCCTCTTTGACTCATATTTAGTTTTAAGAAGGCTTTTTGAAACTTAGAAAATGGGTTTAGTTGTGGAGCGTTTATATTACTGTCAAGAACTTCTTCTTCATTCCTTAACAATTCATTGTCAATGAAAATCTGTCCCATACCAAGTTCTATATCTCTTATCCAGCTTGTATATGCAAAATCTAATCCTCCAAGCATAGGAATACATGTTCCAAAATCGTTTGAACCAAGATCACTCCCTGGATCTAATTTATTCGGTTTCATGTTAGGGACATATACAACACCTAATCCACGCATATTTGAAAATGTGATATCATTTAATCCAAGTCTTGCAGTTTCTTCAATTGAATTAATATCAACAACTTTTCCAATTTTATATTCAGATCCTTTGTAAAGTTTAAATTCAATATAAAGAGTATTATTTTCATTTCTTCTATTTTCAAACAATCTATAATGGACAGTTCCTTCTTTTTCTATCAAAACAGTTCTATAAAATAATATTTCTTTTAATCTTCCTCTGTAAAAATACGGGAAACAATATTGTGGTGTCATTATATTTAAAATTGGTACATCTGTAATACTTGTATCAATATCTAATTTTAAAAATACACCAGATAGTGCAGCAGCTATTTCAGCAGCTTCTAATAATTTATTATAAAATCCGTTTTCTTCTATAAACTCATCTATAATTTCATCATTATCATATTCAAGTTTTGGTATTTCTGAAAATAGTAAATTTGCTGATACTCCTGCTATATCAGCAGCAAGAGGTAAATTTAATATACCAGTTTCTTCATTTGCATCTCTTCCCCAAAATATCTTATTATCAATCTTATATTTATAATAATCCATTAATCTTTTTTGGTCTGCACTATACCATGTTGCATATTCATTATATTTATCAATCCAATATTTCCAATTTTTAGGTGGAAAGTCCGAACCTTCTTTTATAAACATATTTTCACCTGCTCTTTTTGTAATAATTATAACATAAAAAAACTATTGACAAATACTTATAGTGTAAGTATAATGTAAGTATAGTAAATAATATTTGAGAGGATGATTAACATGTATCAAAATTTAAAAGAAAAATTAAAAAAAGAAATGAACAGCAAAGGTTACATCTGCGATAGCGACAACACTGAAAGGTTTCTTGATGAGATAATACTTGATGAAATCATGGATCACAATGATAAATATGACGAAAAAGAATTTGACGAAATTGAATATACATTAAGAAGATGGTTACATAAAAATTATCAAGCTGTTGGTTTATGCGACGACAGAGGAGACTATATTGGATACTTCTATGATGATCAAAAATATGTCTTTGAAAATGTATCAGATTTGGAAGCACAATTTAATTTGCAAGAATAGTACTTCCCTACTCCATAATTATGTTAGTACTAACAAGAATGTTAGCACTGTTAGTACTAACGTTTGTACTAACAATACAGTGTTTATCAGTGTTCCAGTTCTAACATGTTAGTACTAACATTTGTTAGTACTAACGTTTGTACAAACAAAAACATGTTAGTACTAACAAAAATATATAGGAACTTTTTTTATTTTATGCTTGACATATACTTATAGTATAAGTATAATGTAAGTATAGTAAATAATAAAAATTTGAGAGGATGATTAGAAATGAAATATATAATCAAAGTTAAAGAAGGAAAAAACGCATGGTTACAACTTGCAAACAAACTTTATCCTGAGACTGCAAAAATGAGTTTATTAGAAACAAAACCTTATATAAGAAAATTACAGGCTATGAATAAATATAAAACTGTCAAAGTAAAAGAGCAAAGGTACTTTATAGAAGATTCAGAAGGTATAAAAAAAGAAAGAGAAGAAAATGCAATAAAATTCAGGAAAGAGTGGTGGGTGTAAAAATGGATAAGATTAGAGAAATAGAATTGAAATATGTAAAAAGAGCCTATAAAGGCTCTTTTTACATATTTGAAACAATATCTAATGCAGTTTCTTTATCTTTTATTATGTATGTTACATTTTTAGCGTCTTTAACTAATATATCCATATCCATAAGCATTGTCCTTATTCCGCTTATTTTTCTTAATCCAAGATTTGTTGCCTCATTTATCTTAGAAGCTGGTGGAGACTTGCCATCTTCACTATTATCATATACATATTGTATATATTTATTTATATCATCTTCATCAAATGTTATTTTTTTTTGTTCATTTATATTTTTACCATTTACATGTATTGGAATACGTTTTATTTTATCATTTATTTCAATTGGAGGTTTAACTAATTTTTTAGGTTGTGGCTTTATCTTTGGTTTTGTTGGCTTTTTAGTTTTGTTATTGCTTTCGCTAAATTCTTTTAATTTATCAAGGTAAAATAAAAGAATTGCAACTATTTCAAATACAACACATAATGTTCCAAAAAATATTGTTTCTATTGTTTCAAACTTTAAGTCAGTCCCAATTATCTTGTTTAAAATAACTCTTATCGAACCAAGAAAACTTATATATCCCTTTGTTTCATTTTTGATTATAATTTTTTTATTCTGCATATCTTGTAATTCTTTTGATAATTCATCAATTTTATTTAATTTTATTTGAATCATTTCAGTTATATTTTTTCTTTCAGTAATATATTCAGACGGTGTTTGTTCTAGTTTGGTCTCTAATTTATTTTTACTTTTTCTTTCATCTTCTATAAGACTATTTTGTATTTTTATATTATTCTCTTGCTTTTCAAATTTTGATACATTTTCAACACTTGTATTTTTCGTCTTATTCATGTTATTTTGCATAAATGAAAGACTTGCAGCTATTGAAGCAATAAATAATATACAACTTGCTGAAAATAATACTTTTCTTATATTTTTAGTTATGCCAATTTCTCCAATGTTACCTTCGATTGCATAATAAAATGTAAGACATTTGCCTAATTCTAATATTATAGCGCTTGCACCCATCAATACGATAGGAAATAAACCAACAACTCCAGATGTCATCATTATTAGTGTGAATAATCCAGAGATCACAAAAGCTAATTTGCTTGCAAATCCAAGCATATTGTTCATAATACCACTCCTTAAATATTTAATATACTTACATTATACCACATCAATACCTATTTTAAAATTTTATATTTAGACGCTGCCCAAGGTACCAAGGCATCAGGGTGGTGATCATCCTCTTTTGCTATTATTTCTTTGTCTGTATTAGCATAATGATATTTTTTAAGCTTGTCTTGTAGTTCTTTATCTTTTATATTTATTAAATCTCTTTCTAAAAAATATCTAATAACATCAATCCCAACCTCTTTCCACCTATTAAAAGAAACTGGTACTAATGTTATGCGGGCATGTTTCTTTTTTATTATTTTTTTTAGTGTTACATTTGCATCTTTTGGTGCTGAATCTGCATATATCACATATACATTTTTATCTTTTGCAATTTCAACAATTTCCTCACATCTATTTGTTAATTCTTCATAATCCCATTGATATGAATTTGGAACATTATAATGTTCTTTCATATTTTGTATTATATGCATAACTGTACATGTGTGTCCCCAGTCAATAGAAGCTTCAGACATTTGATCTTTTTTAAATTCAATCTGCATCCCTCTTCTATAAGATCGATCTATAGTTTCAAAATCATATATAGAATCTCCAATTTTTGGTCTTTTACAAAGATATTCAGATTCCCACATTGCTTTAGTAGTCTGTCTTTTTCTTCTAAGTATCTCACTTTTTTTCCAAAATCCATACGGTTCGCAAACATCTTTTATACACCAAGGATATAATTTTGCTCCTCTTTCTTCTCTAGAATCGATTATATCTGACATAAGACCAAATGCATTATGAAGTGTCGATGAGACAATTATATTGTCTTTTATTCCATATTTAGTCTTTGGCTGTCCAAGTGCTGCTTGATATATTTTCTCATCTAGTTCGTCCGCCTCATCAATTCGCAATTTTTGCGGATGGGCTCCTCTCGCAGATTTTTGAGAAGCTGCCAAGGCTTGTACGTATGATCCATTAGTTAACCTATAACCACGTCCGACAACTTGATTATTAACAAGCATATGTCTTGGTGCATGTGGTAGATCCCAAAACTCTTTTAAATATTGTACAGCTCTAACAGCTTGTTCAAGAGATCCAGATAATATATTAATACCACAATTTGGTTTAAACACGCTCTCAAGATAAGAAAGCATAGATAAAATATAAGTTTTGCCTGTACCACGGGCAGCATAGAAAATTAAAAAATCCTCTTTCTCAAAAAAAGCATCCGCAATTGCTTCAAGTGGTGAAATATGATTTTTACAATAGTTTGGGAAAGGTATATCAGCATTTTGAAAAAATTTTGTACAATAAAAATAAAGATGTTCTTTAGTCTTTGGAGCAACTGATAAGAAATCGGTTCCAATATCTTTAAGAATTAGGCTCATCTAATATATCACCTTTTTTACCAGAATCTCTTTCTTTTTTATCTTTTAATGCATCTCCTTGAATTATTTCAAAAGCTCTTTCCATCTTTTCATTATTAAATTCAAAATGTTTATCAATTTCATCTTGCAATTCTCGCACGGCTTCCTTATCAACTCTTTTGAATTTTTCAGGAAACATATTACATAAATGAAAAATTAATAACTGTGGGCTTCCTCTAAACCATTTTCTTACCTTTTTCACTTTCTTTTTTGGTTCTCCATCAAATCTAGGATTTACTTCAATTTCTTCAGTTATTTCATCTTTATAATATCCCAAAGCTTCTTCATAAGAACTATACTTCAATTTTCTTCCAAGATTTGGGGTTGCTTTGTCAAGTATTGTCGTAAGTGCCGTATTTTTGTATTTATGTGTTCTGAAAGTTGTATATCCTATACCTAAAAGTTTTGCAATTTGTTTTTCTGTGTATCCTTCTTCACGCCACTTTTCTATTTCATCCAATCTAGGCTCTATATGTGTTTGATATTTATTTTTTCCCATCAAACTCACACCCTATTCATTATTCTTATTATTTTGCTACTTAAATCTTTACTTAATTTATTTTTAATAATATCAAGTTCATTATCTGTTAATTTTTCTTCTATAATTTCATATCCTCCATTATATCCGCAGACTGATTTAATATTATATCCTAATAAATTAGCATAATTTTTATATATTGTCAGTGATCTTGGATTTTTAATACCTAATTCTTCAAGCATTTCTCTAGACTTTGTTCTTCCTTTTCTTCTTAATATTCTAATAAATTGCAATGTTCTTTTATCTGTTACTCTTTCTAATTTCATTTGTCATCACCTATAAAATATTTTATAATTAAGTAAAATATTTGTCAAAGTAGGTGATATGCTTGAAAAGAATAATAATATTTATAATTTTAATTATAACTTTAAGTTCATGTAGTAATAAAATTCCAGAAACAACTGCAAATATAGCAGAAAAACAAAGTTCATATTTTGAAAATTTAAAAAATGATTTTGAAAAAAGTGAGGCAGCAATAGAAAATTTAAAAAATTTAAACAAGGCAATAAAAACAAAAAATATTAATTATTTGAATTTAGCGATAGAAGATTTTAATTCAATTTTAGAAATATATTTAGCAGATGATATAAAAATACCACACAATTATCACAAACTAACCAGCAATTTTGTTACTTCAATTGCATTATACAGAGATATATGTATAAATCTCAGCAAAGGCGACAATGATATGTATAACATTTTTATAAATGAAGCAAGAGAACAATATGATGAGGTGAAAAAATGGATAAAAAAATAATATATTTAGATACAAATTTATTAATACCATATATAAACAATTCAAGAACACATTCTGATAAACAAATATCTAAAATAGCTGCAAGTATAAAAGAATTTGGATTTACGAATCCAATTTTAATCGATAAAAAAAATAATATAATAGCTGGTCACGGCAGAGTTTTAGCGGCTAAAAAACTTAATATTAATACTGTACCTTGTATAATATTAAATAATTTAAATGATTATCAAAAAAAAGCTTATATAATAGCAGACAATAAACTAGCCTTAGAAGCAGGATGGGATGAAGATATATTAAAAAATGAATTAAAAGAATTGGAAAAAACAGATTTTGATCTAAATTTAATAGGTTTTGATGAAAAAGAATTAGAATATTTTTTTGCAGAAGATGTAAAAGAAGATGATTTCGACGAAAATAAAGTTGAAAATATTTCTAAAATAGGAGATATATTTGAATTAGATAGACACAAATTAATTTGTGGTAATTCATTTGATGAAAAAACTTTTGAATGTTTGTTAGGTAATATCAAACCAGATTTTGTTTTGATGGATCCACCGTTTGATTTAGATAAAGATGATTGGATCACAAACTTGAAATTTGCTAAAAAAGGTTGTCCAAAAATATTAATGGGCTCTGATAAACAAATATTAAGATTGAGTACTAAAATTGATAGTTTTAGACATTTTTTTATACATGATAGAAATTCAGCAATTTTATTAAATAATAACATGCCCATGTCAAAACATACTGTATTTGCATTCTTTTGTGAAAATCCAGGCAAACATTTTATAAATTTAAGAGATGGTTTTTCCACAATAATTAAATGCGATTCTAATTACAATAACAAAAATAAATCTAAATTTTCTAAAATGGGAAAACCAGTTGAAATACCAGCTCTTTTAATTAAACATTACACTAAAACAGATGATGTTGTCTTAGATATGTTTGGTGGTGGTGGTTCAACGTTAATAGCATGTGAACAAATAAATAGAAGCTGCTATATTTCAGAGTTATCACCAGAACAATGTGATATAATAATTTCAAGATGGGAACAATTTACAAATAAAAAAGCTTGCAAAATAAACAAGTAATATGTATAATGTAAGTATAACGTAAGTATAGTTTGTAAGACCTGAACCTTATGGCAGGCAAAACTTTGGAGGTTAAAAATGAAAAAATATAGAGTTGTTTATGAACCAAAAGGGGCGGCAAGGGAATACTCAGAATTAGCATGTAACTTATTTATTGGATGCAATCATGGTTGCAAGTACTGTTATGCACCTGCATGTATGTTTAAATCAAAAGAACAGTATAACGAAAATATAAAAATAAGAAGTAATGTAATCAATAAATTACAAAAAGATCTAATTGACATGTCTATATCAAAAGATACAAGACGTGTTTTATTATGTTTTATAACAGATCCGTATCAAGGAAATTATAGTTTTAACAAAATCACTGCTCAAGCATTAGGGTTGTTTAAGGCATATAATATTCCTATGCAGGTGCTTACAAAAGGCGGCATGAAGGCCGTAAGAGACTTTCATTTATATAAAAAAAATGACGCATATGCGTCTACATTGACTTTTTTTGATGAAAGAAAAAGTCTTGAATGGGAACCTTTAGCAGCAACGCCAGAAGATAGAATTAAAAGTCTTAAAAAAGCAAAAGAAAAAAACATAGAAACGTGGGTAAGTTTCGAGCCGGTAATAGAACCGGAAGAAACATACAAATTATTTGAGCATACCAAAGATTTCGTGGACCTCTACAAAATCGGAAAAATAAACAGATACAAAAATTTTGATAAAAATGTAGATTGGCATAGATTTACATATAAAATTATTGAAATGTGTGCAAAAAATAATAAAAAATATTATATAAAAAATAGTTTAAAAAAATATATGTAACTTCATTATCCCACTTAAAGAAAAACTTCTTTCTTTTTTTGTGAATATTTAAGGAGATGATTTTGATGGCAATAATAAAATGCCAGGTATGTGGTTTACAAAAGGCAAATAAACTTTGTGGCGAATGTAATAAAAACGTGTGCAAAACTTGTTTTGACAAAACACACAACATGTGTACACGTTGTGTACAACTTGGAAAATATAAATAAAAAAAGACCTATTATAGGCCTTTTTTTCATGCCCTGTTATTTCGACTAGTAACAGGGCATTATATTAATTTATATGATTCTATTATATTATACCTTGTTTGTGACTTCAATAATACTTCAAGCAAGGTAACATTTTAGAGTAACAAAAATAGGGTAACATTTATATTTTTTTAAAATGTAGTGTTTAAGCTACTTTTATAAGACAGTAACAAAATTAGTAACAACAAAAAAATACGTTTGTTACTGCTACACACAAGTGTTCATGCTAGTTTCAAAGGAAAGGTAACAAAAGTAACAAGATTTTTTAAACAGTATATATATAATAGAAAAATAAAATTTGTAACAAAAACTCCTAGTATATATATATAATAATTATTGTTACTTTAATATATATATATAAGAAACGGCTTTGTTACTGGTTTTAAAGGGGTAACAAAAAGAGTAACATTCCAGTAACATTTAGGGTACAAGAAATATTTTTGTTACTCTATTATAAAATTAAGCCATTTAAATCGATTTCCTTGACTAAAAAATAATTAGGTATAATCATGCGAAAATTTTAGTTTAGGTCAACCTCGACGATGTTAGATACCTTAAAATTGATTTAAACTCATATTAAGTAGATATGTTTTTCTTTAATTGAAAAGGGGAACAAAAATAGAGAACAAAAATAATCAAAGTTACATTTTGGGATGAATATAAGTATTAATCATAGTTTTAAGCTAAAATGAACAAAAATAGGGAACAAAATTATTTTTTTTTGTACCCCTATACAATCAAGTATTCATGCAGGTTTAGAACTAAAAGGGAACAAAAGAACAAAAAAATCCAAGGGTATATATATAATAGTATAATATTAAAAAAATAAAATTGTAAATAATTTGAAATCAAAAATCTCTATATAATATATATATATATAATAATTTTTGTTCCTAAAAATAATAAAATAAGATAAACAGTGACTTTGACGGGGAACAAAAGGGGGAACAAAACGGGGTACAAAACGGGGTACAAAAATATTTTTTTGTTCCTTGTTGATTATAATTAAAAGTTGTTATATAATTTTAATTATAAAATTTATATATAAGGAGGGAAAACAATGAAATTAACATTGCATAAGACAGACGAAAGAATATTAAGATCATATACATTGTATAAAGATTCAATTAAAAAATTAAATGAACTAGCAGAAAAATATAATGAAAGAAAAAGCAGAATTCTAGATATAGCAATAAACACGTTATACCAAAAGGAGAATGAGCATGGCAAAAACACTATTTGATGTTGTGAATAATTCCAGAAACAATGAAAACTTTGATTTTGCTAATTTTGAATTAAAGTCAACTTTGCTACCAGATGATTATTCTCCTAATACATATATTACAGAAAAAGGATTAATAAAAAGGGTTATAGACAACAAACAAATGTTAATATGGGACATAAAAATAACCCCACTCGTTTTGATACCAAATCGAATATTAAGCATTGATGGTGTTAAAAGAATAGAAGTAAACGAATATGGAACAGAAAAAAATGTATTAATAAAAGGTGAAAATATATCAACGGCAAAAAATACAAGAGAATTTTTTATTGACTCATTTGGTCCAGAATATTGGTTTGATGGAGAAATGAAAGATGTAATTGAATATATGAAAATACTAAATCATATGACAAATTACAAAAAATTAAAAACAATAGTATGCACAGAGCAATTTGGATGGATTGGCGATAAGTTTTGTCCATATGACATTAAACCATATTACTCAGATGAAAATGGATTAAATGAATATAAAAATACATTTCAATCCAAAGGAGACTACAATGCATGGTCTGATAAAATTGAAAAATTTAATAAAAATATTTTGTTTGAGACTGGTTTTTTAACTGCACTTGGGGGACCATTATTATCAAAACTTAAAAAACCAAGTATATTTCTTCACAATTATGGAAAATATTCAAGTTGTAAAACAGCATCGATGTATGCTTTTGCAAGCATATATGGAGATCCAACAAAATTAGTAAAAGGATTCAATCTTACATATACAGGTTTTGAATTTTTATCAGCAACACATGGTAATATTCCTCTATTTCTAGATGATTCACAAAACTTAAGTCCTTACATAGACACAAGCACATTAATATATACGGCATTTGAAGGTAAAGGTAAAGTAAGAGGAACATTAAAAGGAACAAATACCAAACTAAAAACTTGGAATACAACATTTTTATCAAATGGCGAAAAACCTCTTATAAGTCCAACAGCGAAACAAGGAGGCATAATAAAAAGATGCATAGAACTTGAAGGGAAAATGATGGATATAAATGATGGAAGAAAGTGCTATTCTTTTTTTACTGAAAATTATGGAATGTTTGGCTTTAAATGGATTGAAATAATAAAAAATATAAATGTAAAATATGCAAATAATATAATAAATGAATTCAGAGAAGCTTTTGATAATAAAGAAAATCTTGGAGATAATATATCTCAATTGGCATATTTATGCTATATAAATTATCTATTTTTGACTGAAGAAAAAAAAATAGATGAAGCAAAAGCTTTTCTTTTATCGCAAGACTTTGGATGTAAAATAATAAAATATCTCGTTAAAACATCCGAAATAAACGAATTTAATAAAGCTATGAATTTCATTAAAGATTATTATTCAATGAACATCCAAAAAATTGACAAGATTGGAGAAAGTTTTTTTGGAAATGAGAAAATTGGATATGAACGAGAACTTGAAATAGTGTTTATTAAAAATACACTTGAAAAAGAAATGGAGAAAGAAGGTTTTTCATATAAAGTTTTTATAAAAGAAGCCAAACAAAAAGGATATTTAAAGCTAGACAAAACCGGATCAATACCGGCTAAAAAATATGATGGTGGTAAATCCAGATATCCAATGTTTATAAAAAACAAATTATTTAAAGAAATATAATATTTAAGGAGATGAATAAAAAAAATGAGATTATGGCATGAGGAATTAATATCAATACTTCCCAGACAACAACTTTTAGGACAGCACCGTGAATGTTGCGCTCTAAGAGGTAATGGATGGGATAAGAAACATAGTACTGTAAATTATGTGTTTAAATATCATCCATTGTTTTTGTATGCATATCATACAAAAATAATGATTGAAATGAAAATCAGGGGTTACAAAGTTGCCGATGAATGGATATCTGCAGCTTATAGGGGCAAAAAATGCAAGGAACATGAATATAGTCATAAACAGCTTGAATATTTATCATCAATAGACAACTCTAAAAATGTATATCAAGAACACAATGATAAATATTACTTGGAATGTATTGATAATTTGAAAAAGAAAGGGATTGAAATAGATGTGTTTAGAAAGAATATTGAAAGCAAATAATTTAAAATTAGAAGAAGTAGAGAAAAAAGATTTAAAAGTAGGCGATAAGGTTTATATATTTTATAATAGGCCATTTTCGAATTGTGTTACTGGATATAATCTACATGAAATAGACAGAATAACAAAAGTAAGAAAAGAGATAAAAGATAAAGATGGTGAAATTTTAAATAGTTATAAATTATTTAAGAGTTGTGAAGAAAACAAAGAAAAAATGAAATTTGCTGTAAAAATTTTTAGCATTTTAGCAACTTTGGACGACTATAACTTTAGAATTAAATACGATATTAAATTAGAAGTGGCAGATGAAATATTAAGATTAATTAGAGAGAATAAGATAAAATAAAAAAAGAAAAATGGAGAAAAGAGAATGGATGTTAAAATAAAAGATTATATAAAAGTAATAAAGTTTTATACAGAGTTAACAGAAGAAATAATAGAAGAATTTAAAGGGAAAGAAGAAGAGATGAGTGTTTTTATGCAATATTTTGATTATCTAGAGACAAAGGTGGAAAGGGAATGTTTAGTAAGTAGAAAATTAGCACCTCACAGGGAAGAAATAAAGAGAGCTATAGTAGTTTTTAACTGTTTTCAGGGAGGTGTAGTTAAAAATTTACAGAAGATAAGAGAAACTAGTAAGAAAGCAATAAAGGAAGATTTTATAAGAGAAAGGGAAAAGTATAAAGAGGCATGTATGACTATAGAAGATATAGAAAGAAAATTTTCATTAGGGGAAGCGTGGGGGAAGTATGAGTGAAATAGATATTAAGTTTAGAGAATATTTAGATTATATAAAAGAACATAGAGAGCTTGTCAAAAAAGCTTTTAGTATTGTACACGAAGTAATAAAAGCTGAGGTAGAATATGATTATGAAACAATGGAAATGTTGATAGAACAGCATGATTTATCAAAATATTCAGCAGAAGAATTTACGCAATACAAAGCAAAGTTTTATCCAACTAAAGTAGAAAAAGAGAATGAAGAATATTTGGAAGATGACTTCAATAAAGCATGGGAACATCATAAAAAATATAATTTTCATCATATGGAAACTATAAATGAGTGTGTAAGCGAGAGAATGAGATTTTGTTATCTGATAGAAATGTTGTGTGATTGGTTAGCAATGTCTATGAAATTTAAAAATGATTTTAGAAAGTATTTTACTGAAAATATAGAGGAAATAAAAACACATTTAACAGAAGAACAAATATATTTGATTGAGTATATTCACAATTTGTTATTTTTAAGTAAACATAAAGCTCTAAATATTAATATGAAATCAACATAGACCCCTAAAATATCAACGAGGTTTACATAAACTAAAATTTTCATAGAATTATACATTAAAAAGTTTAGTCCAATCTAGAGCATTTAAATGCGATATAGGAGGTGATGATTAATGAAATTTAAGTTAAAAAAAGTTTGGTACGAAAAGATAACGAGTGAACAATTTGAAAAAATGAAAAAGTTTAAAATAAAAATAGATAATAAAGTATCTGATAGTTGCACATATAATATAGAGATAAATGAAATAAAAGACCTGATCGATATAATAAATATTTTTGAATCTGATTTAATAATTTCTGAGGAATCGTTGACGATATATGATGATTACATTGAGTAAAGAGAGAGGTTTTGATAATGAATAAAAAAGAATTTAAATATTTTTTAAAAAATAAATTCCATTTTAGTATGATTGAAGTAGAAAATAAAGTTGATTTTGACTTTCTTGAAAATGAATATATGTGGTATATACTAAAATTTCCAAATAATAACGGAGAGAGTTTGTTTAATATTAATTTACCAAGCAGATATGTATATTTTTTGAACGATACAACATCGAAAATATACACAACAATAGAATTTGAAAAATATTTTAATACTGACACTTATATGCAAAAAATAGAATATGACAAATTGTATTTTTACATAGATAGATTCAAGAATGAAGAAGGGCTAACATTAATAATTTTTGAATTTAAAGAAAATAAAATAATTTGTTACAGAGGTACAAAAATATATGAAGAGTTTAAAATATTTAATATTTAAGGAGGTTATGATTAATGAAATTTAAATACTTAAAAGGTCTAAAAATAACAGGAATGGCTATAAACGATTCATGTTATGTGATTGAAATAAATAATAAATATGAATTACATATTTCAGCACCTCATGCAATAGTGGATGTTGATTTATGGGATAAAAATACAAAAAAATATTATGATGAAAATATTTGGTCTGAACTACAAGACTATAAAGGAAAAATATTTTGAAAGAAGGTGATTAAAAATGGAAATTATAATAGTGTATATTGAAGAAACAGGTATGTATTTTGCACAAAAAATAGCAAAGACAAAACGTCCAAATGAATTTTCAATCATAAAATCATATGGTAAAACACCAGAGCAAGCAAAGGAAAACGTTAAGAAAAATTGGGATAATTTTTTTAAAAAGAGAGGTTAAAGACCATGAATAAAAAAGAATTTAAAGAATTTTTAAAAAATGAGTTAGAATTTGGATGTATAGAAACATTGTATAATGATTATGATGAAGAAACTATTATATTAAGCAAGAGTTATTATAAAAATGATTTCGTTGAAGACAGTGTATTAGACATAGAATTAAACTCAAATGACATTTCTATATATATGGGGACAAAAAAGCATGAATGCTGTGACGAGAGTATAAAATTATGTAATGCAGCAAAACAAATATTACATATGTTATACCTCAAGAATGTTTTGATGATATCATTGACGAATTTCATGCAGAAATTGATATTAAACAAATTAGAGAGGAACAGGTTATAGAAAACATTAATAAAAAATTGGACAAATTATATAGAGAGGATGAAGATCATGAAAATTTATAAAAAAACATTATTATTTGATTTTGATGGAGTTGTTCATTCATATAAAAGTGGGTGGCAAGGGATAGATGTTATACCAGATAAACCAGTAAAAGGAATAAAAGAGGCAATCGAAAGTTTGAGAAATGATTATAAAATAATAATTTATTCTAGTAGATGTATAAAAAAAGAAGGTATAGAAGCAATTAAAAAATATTGTAAAGAACATGAAATATATTTTGATGATGTTGTTGATAAAAAGCCTCCAGCATTTTTGACAATAGATGATAGATGTATTTGTTTCAAGGGAGATGCAGATACATTGAAAACAAAAATAGATTATTTTGTTCCATGGATAGGGAAAAGATAAAATTTTTACAGAATTTTTAAAAGAAATTGGATGTGCAGAACTGGCAAAGGAGGTGTAAAAATGTATAAAAATAAATTTGACAGTATATTAGATTTTATTGAAAAATACTTTATACTACTTGTCATTTTGGTGAGTATTATATTAATTGCTATTGAAATTTGTATATTTGGATTAAAAGCAATGTGTTTTTCATTTTGTATTACTTCAATAATTGTATTATTAAAGTATATATAATTAAGGATGTGAATTAAAATGCAAATAAAAGTAATAAATTACAAAGATTATTGGCAAGAAGTAAAAGATGCAGCTCTGACAACAATAAAAAAAGAAAGCACTGTTTATCCAAGCAAAATATGGAAGAGAAGAATATTATTGGCAGAGCATAGTGTCATAAGAAAGATCAAACTTAATATAAAAGTATATGATATTCCTTATTGGATTGCAATGCACTTTGTAAGACATAAAATAGGTATAGAGCACTTTATAAGTACACAAAGAACAGATAGGACAAATGTAGATAGAACTAAATTATCACAAGATAATTTAGTAGACTGGGAATTTGAAGCAAACGCACAAGCTTTTATAAATATTTCTAGAAAAAGATTATGCAATAAAGCAGCAAAAGAAACAAGAGAAATATGGCAAAATATACTACAAAAAATATATGAATATGAACCAGAATTATTTAGTGTATGTAAACGTGAATGTGAATATCGAGGATTTTGTCCAGAATTTGAATCATGTGGATATTATAAATAACTATATTCCCACTTAAAGAAAAAGACTCGCATTAATAAAATGCGGGTCTTATTTTATTAAAACATGTATTGTTTTGTGCAAAAGTATTGAACAGTATCAAAAAATGTAGTACAATAAATTATAATACAGTAAAAAAAGGAGGTGTATAATAAATTGTTCAATATAAATACAAGTTTTACAAATTTTAATTTAAAAATTATAGAATATGAGAACAAAAAATATTTAGATTTTAAATTTTTTTTATTAGTAATTGGTAATTATTCTAGTAATTGTAATGTACATCGTGAATTATCTTATATATCTAAATATAATTATGTTAAAAAAAGAGATGCAGATGACAAAAGAAAAAGAAAAATTTTAGTTAATGGAGATGGCGTAGTTGAATTTTTACAAAAAACATTAAGATTAACAATGACAGACAAAAATAATATTTTAGCGGAATTGAAAAAACATAATATGATAAATAATAATATTTTACTATCTTTAACTAGAAAAGAAAATAATTTCAAAGATGATTTATTATTATTCTTTAAGCCATTTAATATTGCAGTAGAATCACAGGTTACAATCGATACATATATTGTAGATTTTTTAATAGATTCCAAGTTAGTGATAGAATATGATGAAATTTTCCATGATAATTATGATAAAAAACAAGAAGAACTTAGAGAAAAATATATTATAAACAATGGTTATAAGATAATACGTATAAAAGATAATATGAGTAATATTGAGGCAATTTCTATAATTTTTAATAAATATTTAAAATATAAAGGAGTTTATTTATGAAAACAGAGGTAACAATGAAACGAAAACTATTTGGATATGAGATTTCTCAAAAATCAAAAACAACTTTTTTATCAGCAACTGATTTGGTAAAAGCAGGAAATGAATGGAGGATGTTGAACGGATTTGACAATTTTAATCTTCCAGAATGGTTTAGAAATAAAAAAACAAAGGAGTTTGTTAAAGCATTGGAAGAAAAATATGGGAAAGTTAAAATATCTGGCAGAGGCAGAGGAAAACATACATGGGTTCATCCATTTTTATTTATTGATATTGCATTAGCTATTTCACCAAAATTAAAAATTGAAACTTATGAATGGTTATATGATCATTTACTGAAATATAGAAATGATAGTGGTGATAGTTTCAAAAAAATGAGTGGGGCATTATACAATAAATATGGTAACAAAAGAGAATTTAACAAGTTTATACAAAAAGTTTCAATAAAAATACAAAAAGCATGTGGAATAAATGAATGGAATGACTGGCAAAAAGCAGATGAGAAAATATTATCAAAAAGAGATAAAATCCATGAAAACATTGCCTTACTAGCAGATATTTTGCCTTTAACAGAGGCAGTTAGAATCGGAATATTGAAAGGAGTAGATAATGAACATTAAACTCAGACCATATCAACAAGAATGCATTGATACAATTTTAAAACAACATCCAGGTAACTATCTTGTACAACTAGCAACTGGATTGGGTAAATGTTTTTGTAAAGATACAGAAATATTAATGTATGATGGGACAATAAAAAAAGTCCAAGATATAAAAGTTAATGATATATTAATGGGTTGGGACAATAAACCTAGAAAAGTTATATCATTAGCAAGAGGCAAAGAACAAATGTATGAAGTGAAACAAAACAAAAAAAAATCATATACAGTAAATGAAAGTCACATACTTAGCCTAAAATGTACAGGAATTGGGAATAATACTAAAAAATATGTATATGACATTAATGGAAAAAAATACACAAATAATGATATATGCAATATAAAAGTTAATGATTATATAAAGTGCAGTAAAACATTTAAGCATGTTATGAAAGGATTTTCTTCAAAAATAGATTGGGAACACAATGAACCAAAAATAGAACCATATTTTTTAGGACTGTGGTTAGGAGATGGAAATAACAAAAGTTTGTCAATATGTACTCCTGATATTGAAATTGTAAATTATTTAAATTATTTTTCTGAAAAGAATAATCTTAATATTAGAATTGAAAATCAAAAAAATAATAAATCAAAAATGTATCATTTAACATCTAATTATAAAAGAATAATATTAAGAAAATATTTCAAAGAAAATTTATTCAATAACAAACATATTCCAAAAAATTATAAAATAAATTCACGAAAAGTAAGACTCGAATTACTCGCAGGTTTACTTGATAGTGATGGATATTTACATAAGGACAATACAACATTTGAATTTACTACAAAATATAAGCATATTGCATGTGATGTTGCGTTCATAGCAAGAAGTCTTGGATTTTCGTGTAGTGAGTTGTTAAAATATGTTAAAAAATATAATAAAAATTATTATAGATTAAATATTTCAGGTTTAACAAAAGAAATTCCAACAAAAATAAAAAGGAAACAGGCTATTAACAAACCTAATAAAAAAAATCTTATGACTGGAATAAAAGTAATAAAAAAAGACATTGATAATTATTATGGTTTCGAAATAGAAGGCAATGACAGAATGTTTTTGTTGTACGATTTTACAGTTGTTCATAATACTGTTATATTTTCACAATTAATTAATCACATAGAAGGAAGAATGCTAATATTAAGTCATAGACAAGAATTAGTATATCAGCCAAAAAAATATTTCACTTGCAGCTATGGCATCGAACTTGGTAAAGAAACAAGTAACGGAGAACGTGTCATATCTGCAAGTGTACAGAGTTTGGTAAATCGACTTGACAATTTCAAAAATGACGATTTTGAAATTATTGTAGTTGATGAATGTTTTCCAAAAGGTACATTGATTGACAATGTTCCTATTGAAAAAATCAAGTGTGGTGATATAATAACATCATACAATCATAAGACGAATACCATAGAAAAAAAAGAAGTAATAAATACTTTCAAATCAAAACCAAAAAATATAGTTGTTGTAAAATTATCAAATGGAAAGGAGATAATTTGCACTGGTGGACATCCTTTTTATACAAAAGAAGGATATAAACAAGCTGCAAAATTAAATAATAATGATGAAGTGTATTATATGTGGGAAAAATGTTATAAAAAAATTAAAAAAAAGACACAAATATGTATATTGCTCAAAAGAATGTTTAGGAAAAAAATCAAGTTACTTTATGGTAAAAACAAACAAAAAATATGCATCAGAAAGAATGAAACAAAACAATCCAATGTCAAGAAAAGAAGTAAGAGAAAAAGTATCAAAGAGATTAAAAGAAATAGGACATTGCCCAAAAATAAGATGTGGAAATGGAACAGGTCTAACAGTTACACAACAAAAAATGTTAATTGCTTTAAAAGATTTTTATCCATATTCAGAATATCCAATACCAACGAAAATAAAAAGAGGAAATGGATATCCAACTTGCTACAAAATAGACATAGCAATACCAACAAAAATGATAGCAATAGAAATAGATGGAAACAGTCATTGTGCTTTAGAAAGACAAAAGCAAGACAAAAAGAAAGAGTTGTTTTTGAATGGATTAGGGTGGAAAATATTAAGATTCAAAAACGAACAAGTGACGGAAAATTTGGAGGATTGTGTCCAAATAGTTATGTCTATAATATCGAAGTAAAAGATAATAATAATTATTTTGTAGATAAAATACTTGTACATAATTGCCATCATAGTAGTGCTAAAACATACAAAAAAATCATTGAGTATTTTAATCCTAGATTATTGTTAGGATTTACAGCTACTCCAAACAGAAATGATAAGGTTGGTTTATCTGATATATTCGATGATATCATATTTGAAAAGGATTTGAAATGGGGTATACAAAATAAATATCTATCTGGTATTGAATGCAAAAGAGTCAATATCAAATATGATCTTAGAGGCATAAGGCAGCATAGCAAAGACTTCACGCTTGAATCATTAGACAAAAAAGTAAATATTGAAGAAGCAAATGAACAGATTAAAGAAGCTTATGAAAAATATGCTCGTGGACAAACTTTAATATTTGCAACAACTGTGGATCATGCTGAAAACATTGCTGAAAAAATAGATGGTGCTGTAGTAATAAGCGCCGAAACAAAAAACAGGCAAGACATAATTGATAAATTTACAAATAGAGAAATTCCAGTAATTGTAAATTGTATGATATTTACAGAAGGAACTAATATTCCTTTGATAGAGACAATTATAATGGCACGACCTACTAAAAATAAATCATTATATTGTATTGATTATGATACCGAAATATTAACCGACAACGGATGGAAAAATCATAAAACAATAAATATAGAAAACGACAAAACAGCAACATTTGATATAAAAACAAAAGAAATAAAATATAAAAATATAAAAGGATACATAAACCGTAAAATAAATATTGGCGAAAATTATGTTGGTATTAAATCTAATTATATTGATATAAGAGTTACCAATAAACATAGAATGATATATTGTACCAGGCGTAAAAAAGAATTAAGAATAACTAAGGCTGAAAATTTAACAAAAATGAAAGATGGTTTTTTCGTACCCGTATCAGGATATTATAATTATAATGGTATAAATTTGTATGACCATGAAATAAAATTTATAGCATGGACTATGACAGATGGAAATATAAATAAACATAACAATGCTATTAACATAACCCAATCTAAAAAAAATATAAATTTTGTTAATGAAATAGAAGAATGTATAAATGAATGTGGTATGAAATATAATAAAATTTTAAAAAAAGATTCGACTAATTTTTCAAAATATAGAGAACACTATATATTTACAATTTCAAAAGGAAAACCTAGAGGAAGAGATAAAAATCTTAGAGGCTGGGAATATCTTAGCAAATATTTTTATACAGATAAATTATGGGATATGAGCAACAGGCAATTCGAAATATTTTTAAAAACTTGCAACAAAGCTGACGGTAATAAATATATTCCTAAAAATTGGGTTAAAAGAAGCATAGATATAACTAAAGGTAAAAAAGAATTTATTGAAAAATTGCAAATTGCTTGTATAACAAGAGGATATAAGGCAAATGTTAGGACATTTAAAAGTAATTATGGAACAGAAGTATATACAATACATATAAAAAAACAAGAGATAAAACATTTAAGTAGTCATTATGATAAACGACCAAAATTTGAAATAGAAAATTATAAAAATGAAAATTGTTGGTGTATAGAAAACGATATTGGAACAATAATAACAAGAAGAAATGGGAAGGTAACTATAATGGGTCAATGTCAAATGATAGGAAGAGGTTTAAGACTATCACCTGGAAAAGAAAAATTATTATTATTAGATTGTGTTGGAGTGTCCAACTTGAATATGTGTACGGCTCCAAGTTTAATTGGTTTGGATATGCAAAACGTGGATCAAGACAAAGAAAATGAAATTGAAGGAGATTTATTTGATTTAGAAAACAAAATTATTGCAGCTTCTGATACACCAGAGTGCTGGATTAAAAATGTTAAAATCGTTGATTTATGGGCAAAAGAAATGGAATATAATACACATGATATAAACTTTTTCAAAATGCCAAATGGATCAATGAGATTGAGTATACCAAGTCAAACATTTGAAATACCTGCACCTGACGAGCTTGGATATACTAGAACTAAACATGGAACCAAAGTAAAAATGCAAAAAGCAATTGATTGGTTGTTTCTATATCTGCAAAAGAATCATATGAATGAAAAAGCTTTATGGAATCTTAGCAGCATAAAAAGATGGGGGCAAGCTCCAGCAACTGAAAAACAACTAAAATTGATAAAAAGAAAATTCAAGAAATTTAAAGGAATGGATAATTTAAATAAATTAGAAGCTTGTTGTATTTTAAACAGGGTAATGGTAAAATAAAGTTACTCTTTAAATATTTAATACTATTATAAATCTTCAACTCTGTTGGAGATTTTTGTATTGGAGCGCTAAAAATGAAAAATGATTTTGAATACCAAATAGATAAACTAATTAAATATATAAACGATAACAAGCTTGGGCATGCACATAAGAATCATCCAAATAGATTGTTCAATGGTAAATATATTGGCGGTGAGCCATTTGATTATGAAATATTTACAAAGGATCATAAATATGTTTTTGATGCTAAAGAAACACATAGTGCAAAATGGAAAATATTAAACAAAGATATAAAACAGGCTAAAAATTTATTAGCCTGTCACAATGCCGGGTTAGAAGCATTCTTTCTTATCTATTTTTATCAAAAAAAGGAATATCGCAGATTAAATATTATTGATTTTATTGAAATAGTTAAAAGTAGAAAATATGTTGGATTTGATGATTGCGATACATTTAAATTTTAAAATCAATATATATAACCTTCTAATAGTACTATTGTTAAGTTTAAACTTTGAGAGCTTAAATTCAATAATATTTTTCTCATTCCTTCTAATAGTACTATATTCAAGTTTAAACTAGCTATGTTTATTTTATCTACTATTATCGAGCATTTCGCCCGAGGTGCCAGCATTTAAGCCGCTTGACGAGTTTTAATATTAAATATTAACCTCACCTTAAGGCTGCCGAATCAGCCCGAAAATCCTTATTTGCTATATTTAAAGCTGCATTATAATCAAGTATAACATGGTATCCACATTTTGTACATATAAAGTTTTTTCTATTATTCCTATTTTTTTTATCGACATATCCACATTTGTTGCATGATATTGTTGTATTTTTAGGATTAATTAATGTAAATTTTATATTATTATTTTCAGCTTTATATTTTATTTTTTGTTGTAAATCGTAATAACTCCAATTTTTAAGAAAATTATTTTTTATTGATATTCCGCTTAAATCTTCCATTCTTATTTCTTTAACATCATTTTTTATTGCAAATCCAATTATTGTTTTACTATAATTATGATTTATTAGATTTTTAAAATTTGATATTATATTTCCTATTTTAACAACTGGTCTTAACATCCTATTCCTGCCACGTTTATTATTATTACAAGTTATACGTTGCTTTCTTAAAGAAAGTCTTCTTTTTTCTATCTGATTTCTAAATGCTTCTATTTCACCACCATGTATTTTGAATCTTATCTTACTATTATGTATTGCAGCATATACAGCATAATCAATTACTCTTAAATTTATCCCCATTATGTTTGTTCTTTCAATATTTTCAGCTTTTTCAAATCCATATCCAAGTATTATATAAAATTTCTTTTTCTTTTTGTCATATGTTAATTTGCTTTCATTTATTTTATATTCTCCAGATAATAATCTATCTACAATACACTTAAGATAATTATCTTTCACAACTGCATTAAATAAAACAATTCCACTTTTTAATTCTAATTCTTTTTTAAACTTTGTTGAAAATAATGAAATATCAAAAAAATATTTATCATCTTCTTTGCGTATTCTAACACTTCTATTATGCAAAATTATTTTATCGAATTTACTGTAATGTGGTAATGTACATAATCCTCTTTGCATATCCTTTACTTTAGTTTTATATAATTTAATGGCATTTTGGATCGCACTTGACGAATTATTGCTTATATTTTTATAAAATTTACTTCTTAAATTATAATCGATATATCCAGCCAAACTTTTATATGTATCTATATTATTTTTCTTATACAATATATCCTTAGGTTTTGGATATACTTCATTCTTTTCTTTGTAATCAAACTTAAAATCATCCCACTCATACATTGCACATATCGTTTTATTTAATATATGTCTAGTCTCGAACATTAAATCATGTATATTTTTATACATATTTTTATCATCAAGATACACTTGAATCTTGCAATTTTGACTTGCCAAATAAATCATCTCCTTAAATATTTATTTACTATTTTAATACATAAGTTGAATAAAAACAAGAATAGGTATATAATAAGTATAGTATAAATATTTAAGGGGTGATGTAAAAATGAAAATTTTATCATTAATTTTTTGCGTAGGTCTTGTTTATGGAATATTTAAATGTATTCTTGTTATAAAAACAAGTCCTTTAATGTTTGATAAAATACTTGGTATTGTTTTAATTTTAGTATGTATATTTCTATTTTTCATAATAAATTTAGCAAATATACTAGTCTGGAGGTATGAGCATTGATAATAAAAATTTACTATGATGTAAATACAAAAGTAAAAAATTTATATGAAAAAATAATCAAAATAAATGATTATAATTTTAAAATTATGGCATTAAACCATGAATCTATAATATTTAAGATTATAATCAAAAAAGTAACAGATGAACATATGAATATAATACTCGACTTATTCGAGGATTATAAGTTTGAATTTTTATTTGGAGGCGATTAGACTTGATAGTTAGAATTTATAATAACAAAAATGCATTTTACATTAAAGATTCTGGAACATGGATAAAGGTTACTAACATAGGATATACAACAGATAGAAAAGCGGTTATAAATCAAGACGAAATAAATGAACTTGAATATGCTGCTTCTGAAGGTAGAAAAGTAAGTGATAATTTAGTAATAGAAATGGAGGAAAAGGATTGAAACTACTAATAACAGGTGGAACAGGAACATTAGGTCATGCTCTAACAGAATATTATCTAAATGTTAAAAGAATAGAAAAAATTTATATTCTATCTAGAAATGAATTAAAGCAATCACAGATGAAAGAAAAATTCGACGAAAACAAGAAAATTTCTTTTTTAATTGGAGATGTAAGAGACAAGGACAGGCTTCAAAGAGCTTTTAAAGGAATTGATTGGGTAATACATGCAGCTGCACAAAAACAAGTACCATCATGCGAATATAATCCATTTGAAGCTGTGCAAACAAACATTAATGGATCTAGAAATGTTGTAGAAGCTGCAATTGATCAAGGAGTTAAAAAATTAATTGGAATATCTACAGACAAAGCAGTACAGCCAACTAATTTATATGGATCTACAAAAATGTGCATGGAAAAAATATTTTTGTGTGGGAATGCATATGATGGCAAAAGAAATACAAAAATAAGTATAGCAAGATATGGTAATGTTTTTAACAGCAACGGAAGCGTTGTTGATGTATTTAAACAATTTGCAGTAAAAGGATTACCTCTTCCAATAACACATCCAGATATGACTAGATTTATTATAAGAAAACATGAAGCCAGCCAATTTGTAAATATGTGTTTAACAACTATGTATGGATGTGAAATATTCATACCTAAATTGCCGACACTAAAAATACTCGACCTAGCTAATAAATTTAGCAAGGATCATAAAATAATTGGAATAAGAGAAGGCGAAAAGATACATGAGACTCTTGTTTCTAAACATGAAAAAGTAATTGAAAAAGTTGCTCATTACATTATTAGACCAAGATACATATTTTTTAATCATAAAGAAACAGAAAATAGCAAGTTCATTGGTGATTATTCCAGTGACAATAAAGAATGGGAGATTGATGTAAATGATTTATTATAATTCTCCAAACATTGCAGAATGGGAAATAAAAGAAATGAACAAAGTCCTAAAATCGCAGTTTATAACAACAGGACCAAAAATTGAAGAATTCGAAGAGGCATTAAAGAAAAAATTTAATGTAAAGCATGCAATTGTCGTAAATTCTGGGACGGCTGCATTACATTGTGCATTAAGTTGTTTTGACATAAAAAATAAATATATATCAGTACCAGGACTTACATTTATAGCAACAGCAAATGCAATCAAAAATGCTGGTGGGATTCCAGTATTTGAAGATGTTGATAAAAATGGAATAATGAAAAAACCAAATTGCGTTTCAGTAGGTGTTGATTATGCTGGCCAAATTTGTAATCACAAAAATATGTTAGTTTCGGATGCAGCACATTCCATGAAATTTAATGAATACTCAGAAATAACATGTTTTAGCTTTCATGCTGTAAAGCATATTACTACAGGTGAAGGTGGTGCATGCCTTACAGATAATGTTGAACATGCAAAAAAAATAAGATCATTCAGAAATCATGGTCTTGGGCATAATTACCGAATGACAGATTTCCAAGCACAACTTGGTATTACTCAATTAAGTAGATTAGAAGATTTTTTAGGTATAAGAAAAAGAGTATCTAATAATTATGACCTATATTTTGAAAAATATAAATTAGGTAAAGAAACAAATCATTTGTATGTAATAAAAGTTAATAATAGAGAACATATAATTAAAAAAGGAAAAGAAATAGGAATACAATTTCAAGTGCATTATAAGCCAGTTTATGATTTTTATAAATATAAAGATAATCCAAGAAGTTCTAAGTATTTAGATTCAATTAAAGAAAAGATTCTCTCTATTCCATTGCATATAAAACTAACTCAATATGATATATACAGAATTATTAATTTTTTAAGAAAAGAGGCTGATTTTTATGAAGGTTAGATGTTTGAATTGTGGATGTGAGTTTGATTACCAAGACAATGCTGGTATATGCCCAGATTGTGGATATCCATGTGGAGGTTATTAAGATGAATAAAGTAATGCTAATTGGTAATCTATGCTTTGATTTTGAATTAAAGCACACCAAAAATGACAAAGTATACACAAAAAATACTATAGCAGTAAAAGAAAGATTCGATAAAGATAAAAGTAATTTTATTAGAATCGTACTTTGGAATAAAACGGCCGAGGTTGCACATAAATATCTTAGCAAAGGAGATAAAATAGCATTAGTTGGAACTGTCAAGACAGGAAGTTATGTTGATAATGCAGGAACAACAAAATATACATGGGATGTATGGGTTGAAGAATTACACTTTGTTAATACTAAACCTAAAACTAATAATAATAATGATAATAGTGAAGATTATTATCCGTTAGAATCAGAAGATGAATTGCCATTTTAATATGAAAGGAGAATAAAAAAATGAAAAATTTTATAGAAGCATATTTTAAAACAATAATATGGATAATAGCAGTGTTAACAATATTTGTCGGATTGTCTTTTGTTGAATTATATTACAAAGGATATTTTGGTGTAAAAGATGCAAATATTGAAAGAGAAATTTTTGAAAATAACGAAAGTTACATAAGAGGTAAAGTAAATGATTTGGCAAGATACAAAAATGAGTATGAACAAAATGATACACAAACAGGCAAAAATTCGATAAAACAAAGGATAATAAATGAGTTTGCGAACTTTGATATTAACAAATTACAAAGTTCAAATTTAAGGTCATTTTTAGAAAGAATGAGAGGTTATTAATATGAAAAAAATAATGTTGATTATAACAGTTATATGCTTCACTTTTATAGGGTGTAGTGAAAAAACAATTGATGATAAAGTAGCTGACAGACAAGAGGAAAAACAAAAAGACATGGATAATCAAGTTGGAGATCCAGATGTATCAAATTATACTGAGAAAAAGAATCTAAAATACATTTATGAATTAAAGGATAGAACAGATTTAATTTGTTATTTGTATACAAGAAATGAGTATACTGGGAAGTACATATATGAAGGTGAATGCATGGGATATGGTGTACCATACTCTACACAATACAGTAATCCTGAAAGATATGTCTATAAATCTTCAAGTGACAGTATAGTATTACCACAAGCCGAACCAAACGGATTATTTATACCAACATCATCATCAGCAACTTGGATCATAAGACTTCCGAAAGAAAAAGGTGGAGATCCTGTAGTTGAATATTATGAACAATTAATATTTGTGTCTCCAGTAAAAAAAGATAAAAAATTATGTGAAAAATGGAGCATACCAGATAATTATTAAAAAAGAAAGGATTATAAATAAATGAAAATATTTATTGATTTAGAATTTACTGAATTAAATCAAAAATGTTCAATACTAAGCTTAGGAGCAATAACAGAAGACCATCAACAATATTATTTTGAGCTAGATGAAGAAATCTTGGACAATTTAAGAAAATTAGAATTAATATCAAAATGGATTGAAGAAAATGTAATTAAAAATTTTAAAATAAAAGAATCACACAAAACAGATGATCATATAACATTTGTCAAAGGAGATATTTATGATTTAAGACAAACTTTTTCAACTTGGTTGAAAGATTTAAACATGGATGGACATGATGAACTTGTGTTTGTTTCAGATGTTGGGCATTTTGATTGGGTATTCACTGTTGACAATGTATGGGACAATGCACTTAATGTACCCGAGTATATAGATTATATACCTTTAGACCTTGCAACCTTAGCATATATAGTTTTAGGAGATTCAGATTTTAGCAGAAAAGAATACTATGAAAAGTTAACTAATGTAAAAGTAAAATTGCATAATGCATTAGAAGATGCAATAATGACAATGGTAATATGGAATGATTTAGAAGATAAATATAAAAAGAAAGGGTTGTATAAATAATGAAATATTATATTGGAACTAAAGCAGTAAAAGCAGAAAAAATGAGTCTTTATGATTTTCAAGAAGAAAAATTTGGTAAAGTGGACAAAAGCGTTGAAAATCAACTAGGCTATAAGGTTGAATATAAAGGTGGATATGTATCTTGGAGTCCTAAAAAACCTTTTGAAGAAGCGTATCATGAAGTTGATGTTGATGGAACTGTCGAAAAAGGCACACAAGAACATACTTTTATAGGTAAAGACACAATAAAATTCAATGCTCCACATAATTACACAATAAAAGGAATGAATATAGACGCTGATATCATACTTGGACATATACACTTCCAAGAAGGTCCAGTCAAAGAACATGGAGTAAATGGTATCTTTCATGAGGATCTTATTAATATTGTAATTGACAGATTAGAACATTTCCAAAAGAGTAAGTTTAGTTGTAGAGAAAATGCAGTTGCTATTACAAAGTTAGAAGAGGCATTAATGTGGCTTAGGAAAAGGACAGACGACAGAAAAATGCGTGGAGTACAAGGTACAAGTAAGGTATAAATTTACAAACCATAAAACCACTACATATTAGTAGTGGTTTTATTTTGTATAAGTTACAACAGGATTCGAACCTATATCTCACACCCTAATCTAGGCTATGGCTTTAACGCAAAATTAAGCTATATAACTCATACGGATATTATTTTTTTGTTCATATATGAATCACATGTGAATTTTATTTTAATACATAAGTTGCAAAATGTCAATTATAAATATAAAATATATATGGAGGTGGTAAACATGATTATATTAGATTTTGGCAGTGGTAACAGCTGCAAGAATGACAAAGAATATGTAAAAAGAATGATTGATGGATTATACGAGGTAGATACAAAAAAGAAAAAAGTAATAATAAAATGGCAATTATTTAAAGAAGCTGGAGATAATATTCCACTAAAACAAGATATCTTTGATTTTGCTTATAATTATGCAAAAGAAAAAGGATATGAAACTACAGCGAGTGTATTTGATATTGATTCATTACAATTTTTATTAAAATATAATATACCATTTATAAAAATTGCAAATAATAAAGAATTATATTATTTATCTTTAGAGGTTCCAAGAATAATACCTATATTTTTAAGTTATACATATAATAAACCTAAAATATATAATTGTACTGAATTTATATGTATATCAGAATACCCAGCACCAATAAATAAATATTTAGAAACATTCGATAATTTTTTATATATTTCAGATCATACAATTAATTTTGATTTATACAAAAATAAAAAACCACTTATAGTTGAATGGCATTATAAATTAGAAAATACAACTGGTCTAGATTCTGGACCTTTTGCAAGAACTCCAGAACAATTGAAGGTGATATTATGATATTTTTAGACACATTAAACAAAAAAGATATATTAAAAATATTAGAAATAAGAAAACAATATGATAATGCAACAAGAGAGTCATTTCCTTTGACAAAAGAAAATCAACTGGAATTTTATGAAAAAGTTGTGTGCAACAAATTATCTAATTCAAGATATTTTTCTGTAATAAGAAACTCTGGTGTGATAGGTATGGCAGCATTAACGAATATTGAATTAGAAAATAGATGTTGTGAAATAGGAATATTGACAGATAAAAATAAAAAAGGATATGGAGAAGATATACTAAAAAAAATATTAGATAAAGCATTCTTGGAATTAAATTTAAATCTTGTATATGGAGAATGTTTTACATGCAATCCAGCATTAAAGTTTTGGATTAATAACTTTAATAATCATATGTATTTACCAGAAAGAAAATATTATAAAGGTGATTATTACGATATTTTATATTTTTATATGAATAGAGGTGAATATTATGAACGTATGTATAATCCAAGCGAGAATGACGAGCAATAGATTACCAGGCAAATGTATGATGAAAATAGATGGTATTCCAATAACTGAATATGTTGTAAAAGCTGCAATGAAAACAAAAAATATAAATGATGTGATATTAGCCATACCAGATACAAAAAAAGATATACCATTGTATAAATATTTCAAAGACAAAGTAAAAATATTCAGGGGTTCGACTGAAAATGTATTAGAAAGATATTATAATACATTAAATTATTATTATGATTTTATTGAAGTTGATAATATTATCAGATTAACATCAGATTGTCCTCTTTTATATTTTCATCCATATATTATTTATAAAACAATTAATTATCATATTAATAATAAATTTGACTATACAAATAACAACGGTCCAAGTGGATTTGATGTTGAGGTAATGACATCAAATGCATTTTTAAATAATTACCAAAATGCAAAAACAGACTACGAAAGAGAACATGTCACGCCTTATTTAAAAAATAATAAATTTAAAATAGGACATTATGATTGTGGAATTGACTGGCAAGGACATTGGAGTATAGACACAAAAGAAGATTTTGAAAAAGTAAAGGAGGTAATGGAATGCAAGTTAAAACAATAACAAAAGACATATTTCTAAAAGCTTTGGAGTGGAGAAATAAAAATATTGAAACATTAAGGACTCCATTTTTTCTTACAAAAGAAATGCAGGAAGAATATTACTATAAGATGATTTGTAATAGACAATCTAATGTAAGATTCTTTTCGATCCCAGCATATGATGCAGTATCTGGATTAATAAATATAGAATGGGAAAATTCTATAGCCGAATTAAGTGTAATAACCAAAGAAAGACTTGGAATTATTCCAGCTACTAGAATATTGCTTAGATATGCATTCAAAAATTTAAATCTAAACAATGTATATGCGGAAGTTTACGAATGTAATGACTTAATAGAAGAATGGATGAGATTTACAGCAAAGACAAATGCCTACTCAACAAGATTACCAAATAAAAAATTCTACAATGGAAAATTTCATGATTCAGTTTATATTAATTTTGAAAGGAGTCTTTTTCTTGAATATATTAGCACTCTGTAATAAAGAAACAGCAATAGAAATAACAAGACAAATACCAGCAGATAGTTATGTATTTATAACAAATAGAAAAGTAAAAGTTAAAGGAAAAATAAAAGCAGCATATCATCATAATGGATTAAAAAAAGGTAGATATTTTCCAAAAATAAATTGGAATGATATTAAACCACTGCCGGAATATGTTATTGAAAAAATGGCATATGCAGAAACAGAAACAATTAAAATGCTTGAAAGAATAAAAAGAATTAGACCAAGTAATTATGAAAACAGAGAAAATTATTATTTTAAATATTTGAGATGGTGGAATCATCTATTAGATAAATATAAGCCAGATATATTTTACAGATCAGCACCGCCACATGAGGGATATGACAATATTATATATCATTTGTGTAAATTAAAAGGAATCAAAACATTATGTTTTAATCCATTCCACCCAAGAATGGCTTATTTTGCTAGAAGTATAAGAGATCCATTTCCTAATTTTAAAATCGGAAACGATGAACCATTATCAAAAGATTTAGAATGGCTATTAGAAACGCATGGTGAAAAAATTGTGCCTAAGTCTGGTAGACCTGTAATTATACCGAAAAAGAAATTAAAAACACAAAGAACATTATTAAAAAGACACAAAGGTTTGTTAAAACATTATTCAAAATTATGTGTCAAACCAGATCTATCAAAACCATATATTTATTTTCCATTGCATTTCCAATATGAAGCTACTACTTCAAGTATGGGCGGAATATTTAGAAATCAACTATTGGCGATTGATATATTAAGTAATTTAGGCATACAAATATATGTTAAAGAACATCCAAGAATGAGCAAAAACAGAAATTTAAATTATTACAATCATATTCATAATACTAAAAATGTTAATCTTATCTCAATTAAAGCAAATCATTATTCTTTAATTGATAACTCTTTAGCAGTTTCAACAATAACAGGTACGGCAGGATTAGAAGCATTATTAAGGCTAAAACCTTGTCTAGTGTTTGGATACATTTATTATATGTACCACAAAAATGCATATAAAATTACAGATGTAGATACTGCTATAGATGCAATCGGAGATATAAGAACAAATAAAGTTACAAAAGAATATAATGAGCAATTTTTAAAAGCATTACAACCTTATCTATTTAAACATACTATAAAAGATATAGTTAAGGCATTAAAGGAGGAAATTGAAAGCAAATGATTGATGTAGTCTATCTAAACGGCGGCACTGGAAAACGTGCCAAACTTGGATATCCAAAACAATTTGCTAGAATAGGCGGAAAGCCTATTTTAGTTCATGCATTAGAAAAATTAAATAATTTCAAAGAAATAAACAAGATAATTATACCAACATCTCCACAAGAATATAAAAGAACGGAAGAAATTATAAAAAATCACAATTGTACTAAAAAATATAAAATTATAGATGGTGGCGAAACAAGGCAAGAATCAGTATATTATGGATTAAACGAAGTTAAAACGAAAGAAGTCATTATAATGGAATCCGTCAGACCTTTTGTATCAATAGGACTAATAAAAAAAATAATAAATGCAAAATCTAATACAACGTTGTTTATGCCATGTATTTCAACCCCAATAAGTGTGCATGGATTAACATTTGAACGTGGTGAAATCGGGGAAGTTCAAACGCCACAAAAATTTGATACTTCTATGCTTTTTGATATACATAACTATACAAATATTATAAATAGTAGCGATGATTGCGATCTTATATGTACAGAAGAAGGAATTCAACCAAATGTTTTAGTTGGAGAATATACAAATATAAAAATAACTACTCCATTAGATTTAAAAATAGCAGAGGTGATATATACAAATGAAAACAATAGCAATAACAGGAAGTAGCAGTGGACTTGGTGCAGCTATAGCAAAGAAATTCAAATTTGTTTATAACATAAGTAGAACAAATAATTTGGATGTAACAAATTATAATTCTATAAAAGAATATTTTAAATATCTTAATCCTTTTCCAGAAACTTTAATTAATAATGCTGCTATAGTTATACCAGGTTCAATCTTAGAATTAAATCAATGTGACTGGTTGAAACAAATTAATACAAATTTAAATGGAGTATTTAATTGTTCACAAATATATGCAAAAGAATGTATCAGAAGAAATTTAAAAGGCAAGATAATTAATGTAGCTTCAACGGCTGCAAAAGGTGCAAGACCTGGTTATAGCGCATATGCTGCAACTAAATCTGCAATAGTCAGTTTTAGTCAAAGTATAAGAGAAGAATTAAAAAAATACGGTATAGATGTATATTGTATTTCGCCGGCTGCATTTAATTCCAATTTAAGGAAAACCTTGTATCCAGATGACGATTTCGTAAACATGTTGCAACCTGAAAAAGTTGCAGAATATGTTTACAAAATAATAAATGATGAAATGAAATTATTGTTAAAAAATAACATAAAAATATCGCTTTAAGACAAAAACCAGTTTATGTCTTAAGAAAAATAATAGCATATGATAACCTATTTATAATACATTGAATACATACGATGTATTATAATACTTTTTAAAGAGGGTGCAAAAACATGAAATTTGAAAACGATTTTATTGAAAATTTAATAGAAAATGATAAGTCTCAAAACACAATTGACAGCTACATTTCAGATATAAAAATATTCGAGAAAGATTTTAACATATGTATTGAAAAAACAAATTTAATTAATATAAAAAAGTATATAATTTTTCTTGAAAATAAATGCATGAGTCCTTCGACAATAAATAGAAAATTAGCAAGCATAAAGGTATATATTAATTTTATAAATAGCCATAAAGGATATTCGATCGATATTTCTAAAGCAAAACAGGTAAAAGTACAAGATCAAAGTTTTTTAAAAGATTTTTTAAATATCAGTGAAGTTAAAAGATTAATTAAATTTGCTAAAAAAGTAGATGATAAAAGAGCGATAGCATTAATTTATACACTACTTTTCACTGGCGGAAGAGTATCTGAAGTACTTCAATTAAAGGTTGACGATATAGATAATAATATAATTTTAATAAAAGGAAAAGGAAATAAATATAGAAATTTATTACTTCCAAAAAAATTGAATAAAGTTTTAAAAGAATATGTACAAGATAGAGAAAAAGGAAAATTATTTATAGGCATAAGAGGACCTATAAATAGACAAACTGTACATGATATATTAAAAAAATATGCAGGTAAAGCAAGAATAAAACTTAGTAAAGTACATGCACATAGTTTTAGACATTTGTATACAAAAATATTATTTGAAAAAAATGTACCATATACAGCCATACAACAACTGTTAGGACACACTCTAACAGTTACGGAAATATATGGGCAATTGGATAGAAAAGAACTGCTAAAAATAATAAATTCCATAAATATTTGAGGAGTGATAAAAAAATGAAAGTTTCGGTAATGAATAAAACACATTATGTTGTTGAAGTCGAAGGATATAAATTTATACCTTTTAAGGAAACATTTATAAATGTTGCAACAAGTTCTGTTGAATTTAGAAGAATAAGAACTGATAAGAGATTAAGAGTAGGCAAAGTTAATAATAATCATTATATAAAAAAATATTTCAACAAAGGATATCCTATAAATTTTGTTTATGATAACATGTCGCAACATGCTGGTAGAGCGTATATACATGCAATTCAAGCTCTAGCAAATCCTATTTTGAAATTTTTTAATAAAAAGGAAGCCGGTTTTGTTAATATGCCAGCACCTGGAGAATGTTTAAAAGCTATAAATTGTAGATTTTTTTCTAGCATGCGAATAGAACAACAAGGTAAAGCACCTGTTGGTCCAAATGATGTATTTTTTAGCCATGGAATAGGAGATAAAAATTATTGGATTGGAAAAAGGATTGATAAATTTAAATATGCATGCTGTCCTGGACCAGCTTGGGAAAAAAGAATGCGTGATACTGGTTATAAAGGTGAAATATTTATAACAGGTTATACAAAATTGGATCCACTTATAAATGGAGAATATACAATAACCAAAAGAGACAAACCTTACATTGTTTGGGCTCCATCGCATGGATATAATAATAAAAATAAAGGTCGTAGTTCATATCCATTTTTTAAAAAATACTTGTCTCAGATAAGTAAAAATTATGAAGTTGGAACCGGATTACATCCTACCTCTAGAATGAATATAGGTAAAAAACAAAATCCAACAATGCAAGAATTGATTGATGCAGATGTTGTTATCGCAGATGCAGGATCAACATTGTATGAGGCTTGGATTCTTGGTAAACCTGTAATATTTCCAGATTGGATTTGTTCAAAAGATGTTTTAGATCATTTTAAAAAAGATCCTGATAATTTCGAATATCAAATATATAAAAAGAAAATTGGATACCACGCTAGAGATATAAAACATCTAAACAAATTGATTGATATAGCTTTACAAGATGGAATGAGGGATGAGGAAAAAGACTTTATTGAACAAATATGTCCAACTAAATTAAGAGGAAAAGCAGGAGAAAAAACAGCGAAAGTTTTAAAAGAAATACAGAAAAATATTTGACAAATACTTATAACATACGTATAATATAGGTATAATAAATATTTAAGGAGATGATTGATTTGAAGAAAAATATAATAAAAAAAATGAGAATTTATAGAGGCATGTCACAAAAAGAACTTGCAGAAAAATCAGGGATTTCTTATACAACCCTGATACGATATGAAAATAAACAAGCAGATATAAAATACCATATAGCTACAAGAATAGCGCAAGCGTTAGGAATAACGCTTGAACAAATGTTTGAGGAGGCATAAAATGGATCAAATTGAAGCTGGATTTGAATTAGAAAAAAAGATAGAACATTATAGAAAGACAGAACAAAGCTATAACATAAGAATGAATACGGCAAAAAAAGTACTTGAGCATTATAAACAGAGAATTAAAGAAATAGAAAAAGAATATGAACAAAGGTTTAAAGAATTAGATAATGCAATATCTGCACTAATGGATGAAGCTAAGACGTACGATACCAAAACACAAAGAAAATATAAAGGTATCGGCGGAAATATAATAATCAAAAATAGATCAACAAAATATAAAAGAAATGACCTATGGATTAAAGAATTTTTGAAACAAAATAATATGGGAAAATATATAGAAAAGGTTATAGAGGAAAAAGAAAAATTATTATGGTCTGACTTGAAAAAGAATGAAGACCTATCAAAAATTGAAGGAATAGAAAAAGAAGAAGTTGAAGAAAAAATAAAAGTTGAGTATTTGGTAGAAGATGAATAAGGAACTTGTAAGAAACAATCTAAAAAATATATTGCAATACTATGGAGCAAGACCAGGTTCAAATAACTGGTCTTGTATTCCATCAAGACATAGTAATCCTTCAAATAATTTAACAGTAACAAAAAATAACATATGTGCATGTCATTGTGGACTACAAGGAGATTCATTTAATGTTATAGCAGAAATGGAAGGTCTGGATATAAAATCAGATTTTCCAAAAATAATTAAAATAGGTTTAGAGATTTTGGGATCTTCTTCATTACCTACAGAAAAACCTAAACCAAAGCAAGAAAAGCAATATGAATCTTTTGACTTTACTAGATTAATTTTTAAGCAGTATAAAGAAGAAATAAATGATCATAGATATTTCTTAAAAAGAGGTATATCTATGGAAATAATAGATAGATATAAAATTGTTGTAGGTGATCCAAGAAAAATAATACCTGAAAAATTTCTACCTAATATAAGAAATATTGAAAGTTATGAAAATATAATACCAGTTACTGAAAACAATAAAATAGTTAATTGTATTCTTAGACGTAATGATGAAAAAAGTACTGATAATAATAAAATAATGAATCTTTCAAAAGTACAACTTAAAATATTTAATGCATGTAAATTGAAAGATAATCTAAAATATATTTTTGTAACTGAAGGTATTTTTGATTGTTTAAGCTTTGAAACAATAGGATTAGATTCAATTTCAATAAATAGTGTTGTAATGATAAATAAACTTGTTTCTTTAATAGATTTATACAAATGTAAGAATACAAAATTTATTATTGCATTTGATAATGATAAATCTGGAATAGAAGCAGCAAAAAAATTAATATCTCAATTAAAGAAAAGATCTTTATTTTGCATGGCTTTAAGCTTTACAAAGTATAAAGATATAAATGAATATTTTATTAAAGATAAAGAAAATTTTGCAAGAAATATAAATAAAATGATAAGGAGAATGATATAATGTTTCAAGTTGGCGAAAAAGTAATGATTGTATGTTATTCTAATGTTGGATATTTAAGGGGTGGACACAATCATGAGTCAGAACATGCACTAAAAGAAAACTTTGGAGAGATATTTGAATACGACACATATCATGATTGCGAAAGTTTCATGGCAACAATAGAAAAAGTTGGTAAATATGATATGTATTTAATTAAAGATTTAAGAAATGACAAAAAATACATAATAGAAGATAGATACAATGAAATACATAAAACTTAGAAAGGATTTGTTAAAATGACAGTACAATCAAATAATAAAAATATATTTTATTTCAAAGATAGTGATGACAAATGGTATGAAATCAATAAAGTAACAGGAACGAGAACAGAAATAAAAGATACAATAAAATGTAATTGTCTTGATTATTGTGATAGAGAAAGAATACAATATGATGGAGATTAAAAACAAGTCCCTATGAGGGACTTATTTTTTTTTATCTATGCTTCTGAAAATAAAATAAAATAGTGGTGTAAAAATGAATCCTAATACTAATATTATAATATAAATTCACCATCCTTAGTGAATTTTTTTATACTATCTTTAATATACCAATTTTGATCTTCAATCTCAAAAACAGCAGTCAATTCAGTATTGTTAATAATTCTTAGTCCATAAAATTCAATAAGTCCTTTCTTTTTGGACTTATCCAATTTTATTTTATTTTCTTCAATTGTTAACATTCCAATCATCTCCTTTAAATATTTAATATACTTACATTATACTTACTATATGCATATTTGTCAAATTAAATTATTTCTATTTTCATCAAACCATTTTTGTTTATATTCTATATATTCTAGACTTCTATAAATTCCAAAATTCTTATGGTAGTATCTTATTCTATTCAGCATCCATTCATATTCATTCTCATAATCCCATTTTCTTGTTATCTCTGTTTTTTCTGAAATTGTTTTTAAACCTAAAAACTTTGCAACAATATTTACAATTTCAATAGCACATTTTTGAGTTAATGTTTTATTTCTTAGTTTCTTTAATTCTTCCTCATTAGACCCAAAACCTTCTTCTATCAAAATGCTTGTTGTATAAGCAGGAGTAGAATTAATTTCTACGAACTGTGTTGTAGCTTTTGCACCTCGATTTATTGTATTTAATATTTTAGCCACTGCATTTGATATGGCAGCTGCTAAAGTTTTGCCTTTTGTGTCACCTGTAAAATGCCACACCTCTGTTCCTTTTGCAGAAGAATAAACACTTGAATTATGATGAAAACTAACACTTAGTTCTGCCTTGTTAGGATTATTTCTAACCCATTCAGCATTTTGATAAATAGATTTGAATACATCTGTAAATCTATTCATGCGAACTCTGATAGAATCCTTATAATGTTTTTTTAATAAATTATATACCATTCCTGCTAAAATTAGATTCAAGTCATCCTCATCAGGTGTGCCAGCATAGTCAGCACCATTGTCATATCCGCCATGCCCAACTATAATATCAATATCAATCATAAAAACACTTCCTTTTATTTAACATTATACCACAAAGCTTGTATTTTAATTAAAAAGTATGTATAATGTAAGTATAATAAAAAAATAGGAGTGATTTTGTGGAAAATAAAGTTATGATAAGCACTGATAATGGTGAAGTTGAATTAACAAAGGAAATAGTAAGAAATTTTATAGCAACAGGTTCAGACATTAATGATAAAGAAATATATATGTTTATGCAATTATGTAAATACAGAAATCTAAATCCTTTTATAAGAGAAGCATATTTAGTCAAGTTTGGCAAACAGGCTTCTTTCATCGTAAGTAAAGACGTATTTACAAGGAGGCTCAATGAGTCAAAAGATTGCACTGGATGGGAGGCTGGTGTGATTGTAAAATCAGATACAAAAATCATAGAAAGAAAAGGAACTTTTTATGATGATGAGTCTGAAAAACTTTTAGGAGCATGGTTTGAAGTAACAAAGAAAAATTGGACAAAACCGTATAAATATACAATCAACTTTAAGGATTATTGTAGATATGATAGAAATGGAAAAGAAATGGGTTTATGGGCGACAATGCCCGCTATAATGATTTACAAATGTGCAATAGTTGGAGGCGTTAGGAATACATTCCCAGAAGATTTAGGAGGCGTTTATGCAGCTGAGGAAATGCCAGAATCTGAAAATAGTTTTACAGAAAGAGAATTACCTAAAAAACCAGAACCTGTAAAACCAATAATATATATAAGCAACGATGAAGCAAAAAAAATATTAGAAGAATGCAGGTTCGAATACTACAATTTAAAGATTGATACATATACAATATTAAATTTTGTGCTAAAACAATTTAATATTGAAAAAATTGAATATATACCAAGTGATAAATTTAACAACATTATAAAATACATAAAAGAAATAAAGAAGAAAAAAGAAAAAGAATATGTAAAAGGAATTATAAAATTTTATACAGAAAAAAACATTGAAGATTCAAAAACAGCAGCTCAAAAAACTATTGAAAAATTTAAAATAACTGAAGAACAGCTTGAAGAAATATGTAGTAACTATGATGAATAAAAATAAAATATATGCAAAAGACCTCTCTTATTAAATAAAGAGGTCTTTTTCTATGCTACACTGACACCAAATATTGCTGCTATGGTTGCAACAATACTGGAAATTGTTGTACATATCAATGTAGTTTTTTTTAAACTAAATTCATTATTAAGATCTTTATTGCTATGATTGCTTGCACAATCTTCTTTTGTAACATAGGTATCCTTAACAGTATCTATTTTTAGATTTAATTCTGTTAATTGTACATCAATTTTATTAAATCTCATATCTGATTTATCCGTATTTTTTCTAAGATCATCTTTTAAATCTTTTACTCCATCACTTATATTTTCTAATAGCATCTTCATAGTATCATCCATCGTAAAAATCTCCTCTATTTTATTTTAGTAATTATCATAAAGCTCATCTGAGATAAATTTGTATAACTTGTATTAGCAGTATTTTGGGCCCATCTTAATTGTAATTTACCGCCTTCTTCTTCTGCTTTAACTACAAAAGTTTCTTTTATACATGTCAATTCTCCTGTACTTTCAATCGCATACGCAACAGAACTTGTTATATTTTGTACACTTGCATTTATAGTTGCAGAATTAACATTTGCATTTGCTGTTGGTGGACCATCTATATATCTATATGTTGCAGCCTCAAGCCCACCACTAAGAGTCCATGCAAGCTTTATATCTGGTGTAGATGAATTTGCATAAGCAGCAGCAAATAATTCTATTCTATATTGTGAATTTGGACCAAGCCATGCATACAAATCATTATCATCTTGTAATGAATTTGAGTTATAAACATATTCATGTGTTTGTTTTTGTATATATCTAACTCTGTTTTTTTCATCAAGCTGATCAACTATTGCCTGATTATTGCTTATAACAAAATCTGTAAGCAAACCATAGTTTGTTGCTCCAGTGCAACCAATATAAATATCTCCTGAATCTGATCCTGATATTGTTGTTTCGTGCTCTAATATTAATTCTCTTTCACCATCTTTTTTGAATACTGATCTTAATGTATCTCCATCTTTTTCAAAAAACACATAAGCTTTTTCGTTTTTTTCTATTCCATTATCGAGTGATTCAGAATATGATGTTGTTGCACCTGCCTCAGTTACATCCATGTAAAAAGTATCAGAATCAACATAAACTTCAACATAATTATTCGAGTCTACTCTCCAGCTCATTATTGGTATTTCACCATCTGCTTTACAATACCATTCCCATTTTGTTATAAAGGATGACAGATCATCAACAATTCTTACCATCCAATAATCATAAGTTGGATCAGCACACATTATACCAATATCGCCTTGTTTTTTGCCTTCATCATAGACAATAAAGTCTTGTATAACCAAATTTGTAAACTTATTTATCCAGCCCGTAACAGAACCTTGATATTCTTGGAAAACATTATGATATCCTGAATAAACTGGATCTTCTCTATACATTCCAACAAATTGGAATGTAACATATTCTCCACTTGCATTTGCGAGAGATCTCCATTCTATTCTAACATATGTAATTGAATTCCATCCAGTTGGAGCGCCAACGGTTGTAAAATCGGTTTTAGCAAGCCTTATTACATTCCATCCTGTACTAACAGATCCAGAAGACCATGTATATCTGTAACAATTTGAATTATCATCACCAAGCTTTAAAAATACCTCATTAACATAATTCACATCAGAAATATAAAAAATAACCTCAATCATATCCGATGTGCTTGAAGCAGAACCATCATTAAAAGTTGATAAATCTAAAGTAGCACTTTTATATGCAGCAAGATAACTAGCCGTGTCATCATCTTCTGTAAGTCTTGTTGCACTTGATCCCATAAATGTATTTGTTTCATCTCTAGACAATGTAACTGTTCCTGCATCTGTAAATTCAGTATAGTCCAAACAATCTTCTATTTCTTTATAATTTCTTTGGTAAAAATATTTTATATAATGTTTTAATCTTAAAGAAAAATTTCTCCTAAGCTCTTCATCTGCTAAAGCTGTTGTATCTTCATTATCATTAAGATTCGTATCATTTATAGCAGGTGATCCACCATTCACATATGTTACTGGTGTCATTTGTCCAAAATTAGGCATTTTTAACCACCTCTTCAATCACTTTTCCATTAACTACTCTTTTTACAACGTTTTTTTCAGGTGATTTTTTATCAACTCTTACTGGATTTTTATCTAATTTATATTTACCATTTTGTTTTGTTTTTATTTCATTTGGTTCCATTACAATTATATCAGCTTCATATCTTAAAGTTGGAATCATTTCCTTTGTTTCTTCATCTTGTATATTTAATTTTCTTTCTCTTATATCTAAAATCTTGAATTGTTTTTTATCTTTATAACATAAATCAGCCAATGCGATACAAAAAGTAGCATATGCATTTTGTTCAAAATCTTTCTCATCTACAATTTTAAAATTTCTATAAAATATTTTCATCAAATCACCTCATGCTCTATCAATATTATCTTCTCTTGTAAATTGTATTTGTTCATCATCTGTTTTCGAATAATTCCACAGTATTCTACTTACTAATAAACCTGTATCTGCTCCATCTCCATCATTCCAATTTTCTGATTCAGATCCAGCAAAAAAACCTATTTCTTCTATTGTAACTATACCTAATGTTGCTGTAGGGTGTGTATCTTGTAATATTGCTCTGCTTGTAACTTCTCCAACACCAGATCTTATTTTGCTTAGACAAGGAACACGATAAACCTCATTGCCTAAAGCTGTCATGCTTGTTGTATTTGCAATACTGCTTGTTCCAATCGCAACATGTTTTATATTTAAATCTGGACCATCCGAAACATATAATGCTTTAATAATTTCATCTAGAGCATTATTCATTATTGTATTTTTTATAACGAATATTCCTTTTTTAGTTTTTATAGTTACTTTACCAGCCCAACCTAATTTTTCTTTAATTTTCATTTCTAATCACCTAATCGGTTAAATTTGTTGTTGATGTTAATGTACCAGGATACAAGTTATTAGCAGGATACAAGTTATTAGCAGGATATAAACAATCAAATGTTTTAACTTGTACAGTTCCAGACCATTCTTGATTTTCTTGTATTGTTTTTGCTACAGCTACAAGAGCATCTTCTCTTAATGTAAACTCTTTTGTTTTAGACATCCAATTTTTAAAAAACTCTATCCATCCACCTATACCTTCGCCATCTATTATTGTATATTTACGTTTAAGTAAATATCCTTTGTCGTTTATTCTTTTATCAACTACAAGATACCCATTTCCTTCTGATACTTTACTATTTATATTAAATGTTGGTATTTCAACATCTATTATTTGACCAGGTCTTAAATCAATGGTTTCAGATTCAAAATCTATTTTAGTTGCTATTCTTGCGTATCTTCTTAATAATGCATTAGCTTTATCCTCTCCGACAGCCAATCCTTCTATTCCATCTCCATTTTCAACATCTTCATATAATCCGCTTCCATTTTCAATTGCAGCTCTAGCAGATATTTCAGTACTATCTTCTTCAACAACATCAATTTCATATTGACCTTTATATTTTAATACTAAAAATTGTCCTTCTTCAAGAACATCTGCATCTTTGTCTTGATATACAATATTTTTATTTTTATTCCAATACCATTGTAATCCTGTGTCAAGTCCTCCAATTCCGACTAAGCTTGGATCAACAAGCTCACCTTCAAGTGGATCATTTATATTATCTTCATCACATATATATATTTTAGGTACTTCATTTAAAGGAAAACTCATTAAATAGCTTTTATCTTGCTCTGGATTTGGTGTTGCTTTTTCAATTAATTCATCTGTTATCGCATTTACTTTCCTTAAAACTTGTCTATTTCTGTATTCAGATTTATCATTGCTTATAGATAAACTAAATGGATTATAATGGCTTACATTTTCGATCAAAGGCTCTCCAACGTTTGATGTAATTGGTATTAGATAAAGTTTCTTATTTGGTGCTATATACCATTGCCATCCTATCAGTCCATTTAATTCTTTAAAGACATCACCTGCTTTTATATAAGGGCAATTTATAGAAGCATATGATGTTGTAGTTTGTATTGAACTTGAATCATACCAGATACCATCTGTAGATAAATAATCATCAACAATCTCTTTGAATATATCTGATATAAGCATTCTTGGGAATGACCTATTTACTAAAATTCTATCACATATTTCATGATAATCTATACAGGATATAGCTTGTTCTTTAAATGGTATATTGTTTATTTTTCTTTTTCTTGGGCTATCAATTCTACCACCCCAAAACAAATTTCCATCAACATATATTTTAACATCTTTTCCAATAATATTTTCATAATAATCATTTCTATAAATACCAGAACTGTCTAATAACGTTACATTCAAAACAGACCTCGTATTTGCTTCGCCTTGGTTAATATTTAATGAATTAGCTTTAGGATATATTCCATCAGGAAGATAATTTCCATCAATTTTAATTGTATATGCTGGCATGTTATTCAATCCTTCCTGTATGCTGTCTTATTACCGTTTTCATTTGTTCCATAAAATCATAAATATCTTGTATTCCATTAAAATGCATAGAGCCATTAAAATTTATATTTTTTGTTCCAGATTCTGGCCCACTTAAATTCATATCAACATTTGAAGGTAACAGATTATTCATTATATCATCGCTAATTTTAAAAGAATCTGCATTTAATCTTAATCTTGCCCTATTCAAACTTTGTGCAATAGGTCCATAAAAATCAATTTTATCTATGTCAGACAAAGGTCCTTCTTTCGCTGGTGAAAATGGCATATATTTTCTTATAGTTCCAGCTAGTTCAGATATTTTACTTGTTACTGCTCCGATCATAGAACTTATACCATTTATAAGACTTTGGACAATCGCAACACCAGATGAATATAAATCAATTCCTGTCAACGCCCCAATTATTTTAGATCCAAGAGCTAAAAACAGACTCGGGATTGCTGCTAAAGAAAACATTATTATACTTGGTAATTTTCCTATTAAACTTTTAATAGTACTAACAATACCACTAAAAATTGATTTTACTGCTCCCCATAATCCACTCAAGATTCCTTTTATAGCTCCTACAACTGTGCTTAATAATCCTTTTACATATCCCCAAGCACTACTCCAATCACCTCTTATAACAGACAAAATTAAACCTATTACATTTTTAATTATATTCATTGTTGTCCTTATTACTGCTAAAATAACATTAAATATAGTTTTTACAAACGCCATTATTGTTGCACCATGTGATGACCAAAAAGATTTTATATTATCCAGTGCGATCTTTATATTTGTTTTTAATTCATTGAATATGACTTTTGCCGCTTCTTTTATTGTATTCCATGTATTTATTACATTTTCTCTGAATTCGTCATTCGTTTTCCAAAGGTAAATAAATGCAGCAACTAAGGCACCAACTATTCCAACTAGTACCATTATCGCAGCTCCAACAGCTATAAGAGGCGCTCCAAAAACCATAAAAACAGCAATTACACCAACAATAATAGGAATCAATGCAGCAAATAATCCAACTAAAGTTCCTAAAATTACTAATATCGGACCAATCGCAGCTGCAATTAAAGCACCTATTACAACAATTTGTTGCATTTGTGGAGATAATGCCATGAATTTATCTGTAACAATTTGTATTACGCTTGAGACTACTTCTAAAACAGGCAATAAACTTCCTTTTATGACATTAAATAATTCTATCAATGCAGCTTTACCGCTTGCAATAGCCTGATTCCATTTAAAATCTATTGTATTGCTTACATTTTGAAAAGCAAAATCAAGTTCACCGCCAGATTCACTTAATGCTTTAAAAACTGCCTCATTATCTTTTGCATTAGATCCCATCAAGTCCAAAACACCAGATAACCCACGAATATTTGGAAAAACTTTAGCCATTGCATCGTCTCCAAATTTATTTGTTGTTTTTCTTAATGTTTGTAATGCTTTTAATAATCCTTCCTCTTTAATTTGTTTTCTTAAACCAGCAGAAGATAACCCCATTTCTTTTAATGCTTTTTCAGCACCTTCAGATGGTTTTAATAATCCAGATAGAATTGCTTTTAGTTGTGTCCCAGCTTCTGAAGCGCTTGAACCTGTTCTTGTCATTGCTGCCATTGCAGCAGATACTTCATGAAATTGTACTCCCATTTCAGAAGCAACAGGCAAAACAAATCCTAACGATCCAGCTAATTCGGCAGCATCTGTTTTACCTTCTCTAACAGCAGCAACAAGAATATCAGTAGCCTGAGCGGCATTCAAGTTTTCAGCACCATATGCATTCATAGCAGATGTTACAACATCGGCAATTGTCTTTGTCTCACCAAGACCTGCGGCGCTTGCTTTTGCGGCCATTTCAAGCACTTCCATTGCTTCTGCTCCACGAATACCAGCAGATGTCACAAAATATAGACCTTCTGCTAATTCTTTTGGAGCTTTACCAAGTTTTGGAGCCATGTCAAGTATCTTTTGACCCCAGTCATCTACTTGATCTTTCGAGATCCCAACAAGTCCAACAATCTTTGCCATCTCTGTTTCGAAATTTTTGCCTAGATTAAAACTTGCAACGCCAATTCCTGCAAGTGGTAAGGTAATATATTGGGTTAATTTTGATCCGACGTTAATCAAAGCACCACTAATAGATTCTAAACCAGAAGTTAAACTTGAAATAAAACCCATTCCCATGCTTTTTGCGCTTCCTAATTCAGTTGCAAAACTACTACTATCTGCACTAATTGTAGCGGATAATTCACCTAAATTTATAGCCATCAATTCACCTTCTTTCTTCTATTGACGACATTTTCTATTCCTTCATCTATATTATTTTCTTTTATTAAATCTTTATTATTATCTTTTCTTAACCAACATTGATATGCTGAATCCTCTGGTAAACCTTGCATTAAAATAGAAAATCTTCTGAAACTTAATGTATTTCTATTTAATTCTTCAACTAAATCCATATTATAAAATCTAATAAAATCAGCTTCTAAATAAGGGAACGCATATATAAAAATATTTTGATTTATTTCATC